TTTTGATTGGTGGACGTTGGTGGTACAACGGAACCAACGACTTTACCGTAGGAATTTCGGAGAAAGATGGGTTCTGGAAGCACACCTTCAAAGACATACTAGGAAGCAGTGCTAAATATACACTTGAGGAAGTTAAGAAATACTTCTACCACGGACCAAACAAGTCCATGCAAATTGCAACTCGCGAATGGACAACAAACCAACCAATTTACGGAGTTCCATTTTGAACTTACAAGACAAATCCAAAGAAGAGTTGATTGGGATTATCCAGAAAGAGCACGAACTTGCTGGCATCACAATCAACTTCGAACTCCAGGCAATGCAAGCTGTTGCTTTGGGTCATGGCCTAATGGCTACACTCATTCATGCCAAGAATGTGTTAGGCGTTAACAACGAAAAATACCAAATCATTGAGAAAGCTGCGCAAGAGCGGATTTCGCAGTGCTTGGTTACATTAGTTGATTTAGGAATTGATGCAGAAACTGCAAATAATCGAATCCTAAGAGGCCACTAAAATGTCTTATCATGATGATGACAAAGAGATTGCACTATCAACGTGCAAGCAATGGCTCAATGATAATGATGCCGTCTATCTTGCCAAGGAAGATGTTATCATTATGTGGGTCCATTTTAATCCAGAATCGAAGCGCGGTGAGTGGCAACGCTACAAGATGAAAGAGGCTTGTCGCATAATTAAAGCCACACGCGCTGGCTTCTCTGCTATGAAATATATTAAGCCAGAGATGCTAATGCTTGCTGCACAGGAAGAAGAACGTGCATATAAGCAAGCTGTTAAATCCCGTTCAACTGTTCCTCCAGAGTTCTTTAATTTGGAGCGCGCTGGTCACTTCAACAATTTAGAAATGTTGACACTGTGCCTGTTGCAAGAATTAGTTGGAAGAGGACAAAACATTGAAGCTGTTTGCCTCGGGGAACTCATGAAAGAGTTGTTCTTGACAAAGGGCTTTGCTGTACCAAACCGAACTTTACGCTGGAAATTGTTGCGAGCAGTCGCGCAAGAAGCTGGTGTAGTTGTTCGTGACAGAACTAACCGACTTACCGTAACAGGTGTTGGGCGTTTTGTAGCAATCCAGATTGAGGGTTATGACGAATCAATCATCACTGAACTCACTGTCGATGAGACAAAGGATTTGGTAATCAAAACAATCGAACGATTCAATATGTATTGAGTTGTTTGTTAAATCAGAGCAGTCCTGACACATTAATTGGATGTGAAAAGAGAAAGGCTCTTTAATTTTATCTAAGTCACGTCACCGTGGCGTGCAAAACTATTTAATATAAGGTATATACAAATGGCTAAGATTGTAACCGTAACTCAGTACGAAGCTAACGATGGTTCCCTGTTCCTGAGCGAAGCTGAGTGTAACGCACACGATTTTAAACTGGAAAATGGTGCTAAAATTGAAGCTGCTGTTGAAGCGTTCGCAAACACCAACAAACTGATTGACCGTTCTCGCTCAATGCAGACCAATACCGCTGCTGCATTCCTGGCATTCTATCTGCCGTGGGTTGAAGCTGGTTGCCCGGAAGTTGAACGCACTGTGTTTGACACCGTGAAAGAAGTTAAGGTCGAAGAAGAAGCTGCTGCTGTAGTAGCAGAAGCTGCTGTTGAAGAAGCTCCGGTATTCTAAGTTGCCAAGGGCAAACTTGAGAAGCTAAGCTAAATCGATCTGGCACGCACTGGAAGATTTCCGGTGCTGCCTTGAACCCATTCCAGAGTGAGTGGGCTTCAATGAGCATTCTTGTGAATAGAGTTGGGAGGTAGGCCGATGCCCAATCTCATGGCCCCGACAAGAGTGTTCATTGAAGTAGTTTTCTGAGTCTTACGACGGGCCTAAACTGCCTGAAGTTATTGCGACTGTTTTATTCATTTAAAATAAATGCAAATGATTCTGAAATGCGAGTTGCGGCTTAATTAAATTTAAGTCCTCTCCGTGGTATTCCAATCCCATGTAACCAAATTTGGCGCATTGTGGCTTCGAGATGTGATTAATAAATCGGAGCAATAATTAATTTGTATTCTGCGATGTAAGCCAGCTTAAGTCCTAAGAGCGCGCGTGTAGGATGTGACAGAGTACAAACTTAATTATGCAGTTGGATATTTCTAGAGGACGGACGAGCACACTGGAATGTCTTCAATTGGTTTAGTGTGAGAAGCTATGCCAATTTGAAACGTAACTCCTTGGGGAAGTGCTCCTCTGGATTTCCCTCCACACAGGAACCTCAAACCTGTGGCAGCGACTTCGAAGCTGCACTGTATAACCTAATTCGCCCTAAAGTGAATTGCCCTGAGCATGGAAATAAACTGCTCTAACCAATGGTTTCCACAACGGTGGAATAAATTAGGTTGCCTGTTGGTACTTGGGTTCAACACCTGCTTGCACTCGCAAAGTAGTGCCTCGTACCTGAGATGAAGTGAGTCGGGACCATCAATCCACGGCAGGCCGAAGATACCAAACAGGCGGCTCACTGATTCTACAAGCCTCGCAGTTCGGGAAAACCTGCGTTACCAAAACCCACCCAATTTTGGACGAGTAGCTCAGAAGGTCTGCTCCAGAGCTTAGTCAGGTAGAGCAATCTGTTCGACAGATGTGTCGTTGGTTCGAATCCAACCTTGTCCACCAGCTTTAATAACCCGCAACACTGGAGTCCTTATGGATTTTGATGCACTTGATAATTTAGACTTCGGTGCTGCCGAAGAAGCAATTGAAGAACTGAAGAAGAAGCAGGACGAAGAAGCAATCGTTCCTGGTGCTGGCGATAACGACTGCTCAAGTGGTGCGTGCGCCATCTGAGGTGAATCATGCAACAACTTAAGTCAATCTTTCTTGGCGTCTTGACTGCATTGGGCATTCTCCTTGCAGTGTTCCTCAAAGGTAAAAGCTCAGGCAGAACCGAGGAGCGTCAGGAAGCCAAAGAGAAGCAATTCGATTCGTTAAAAGAATCTATCGAGATTAAATCGCATGTTCAGAAAGAAGTGTCTAGCAGTTCTGATAGCAATGTCGATAGTGAGTTGCTCTCAAAGTGGGTTCGTAAGTGATTACTGCTTGATTGCACAACCAATCTATTTGGGTGTTGCAGAAGTGAAAATCCTGTCACGCGAAACCAAAACCCAGATTTTAGTCCACAATGAAACGTGGGCACAAAAGTGTTCTAACTTACCCGACAGTGAGTGAACAAATGCTCGCCATCGCATTTCATTTGGCAGTCCGGTACGGGACTTTAAACACACGTATATCATAGTCAAGGGAGTGCGCGACTTTAAATAACGAGACTCTAGCTACTTGTTGCGATGATGGTGTAAGCCATGCGTTTGGAAGCAGGACTCCAACTCAAACAAACCTGCAAGTTGCTCTGGGCATAACAATTAAAATTGCTGCCTCGTATTGAACGCGAGAAAGTTCAGGTGGTCACTTCCTAGAACAGTGTCCGAGAACATCCTCGCCAAAGTGCTTGAGAACGTTAGCTCTGTCTTGCCAGCATTAATGGCACGTTGGCCGCGTAAAGGCCACAGAATTCCTCCAACAGTTATGCCTCTGTTCAAAAGGCTCAAGTTAGCGTCTGGCATACCGTAGCGATACGGCTCAGTTGCGCTGATTGTGATGTGTCGAAAGAAAGTTCAGGCTTTCGTTTGAGCTACTCCTCTTCTCGAAGTTAGCTGGATTCAAAATCCAGACTATGTTCCTATTCACATGAAATATGCAAGTCAGGGTTCTTAATGTTCAAACATGATGCGAGCATTAAGCGGGTTTATACTTTTCCCCGATGGTCCCCATAAACAAGGCTGATTCACTTGGGCGGTTCGAATCAAATTTAATAAGTGTCTTGGCCGCAGTGGAAACACCATTTAAGCCAATTTATTGTAATGTTCGTAATAGTCCACGTCAGGGCACTTACTTAAATTTAACTGGAGAGAAACATGAAAACTGCTGAAATTGCCGAAGAGATTTTCAAGGCTGTAATAGCCAACCAAATTACCAGTGAAGTCCTGCATCTGAATCTTGAAGAAGTTCGCAACGCCTTTGGTGGTTTTGCAATTCTGTCAATCGAAGCTGCGGAAGCACTGACAAACACGTACAACCAGCGCGAATATGAAAAGCGTTCTGTACTAAATGCGTCTCTACAGGCGTCATTAAAATAATACCATTGCTATGGTGCGGAGCTAATTAATCTCCCACCATACGAACCGGAGAGCAAATGATTACTGCCACACTCGTTGACCACATGGGCAGCGACCTAACAACTGTTAATGCTGCGCGAGTTTCTTACGGTGCAGAATCCCACGAAATGTCACTGCGTGACGAGAAGCTGATTGAGTTTCTTGCCAAGCATAAACACATTACGCCGTTCCGTCATGCACAGGTAACTCTTCGTTGCAAAGCTCCAATCTTCATTGCACGTCAGCTTGGCAAACACCAAACTGGCTTTAGTTGGAATGAGGTTAGCCGTCGTTACAAAGATGGTGAAGCAATCGAGATTGAGTTCTTCATTCCAGATACTGTATTTGGTCGTCCTGAAAAGCTAATGACTCAATCTGCACAACCATTGCCACAAGATTTTGCCGATGACATTCATTATCGCATGGAAAGCCACAACAAGGCTTGCATCGTAGAATATGAAATGTTAATTGGTTTGGGGATTGCTCCAGAGCAAGCTCGCATGGTGTTGCCACAATCCATGATGACTGAATGGGTTTGGACTGGCTCCCTTTATGGCTGGGCATCCATGTATAATCAACGTTCCTCCGAACATGCGCAGTATGAAGTTCGCTTGTTTGCGGAAGAAGTGAATAAAATTATGTCAGAGCTGTTTCCGATTTGCTGGAAGGCTTTGACCAATCAGGAATAATATAAATGAACGTCAAGCAATGTGTTGCCAAGATTAAGCACGATGTACCAGACTGTAAATCCACATCTGGCAAGTCTTTACAGGTTTGGTTGAATGTCGATGAAGCTGGTAATAAGAACTTCTCTGGTTACTGCTTTGCATGTGGCGTTCTCGTTCCGAATCCGTATGGCAATAATCCGGAGAATATTCCGGAAATTAAAGTCAAGACTCCAGAAGAAATTCAGGAAGAAATTGACGAAATAACCTCGTGCCCTCCATTTGATTTAGACCATCGCAGTATTGAACCGGAGTTCTGGAAAGCTGCTGGTGTTCGCCTACTCTATTCAGAGTTTGATGGCAAGACTCCAAATGCTTTGGCACATGGATACACCAAGAATGGCAAACTTGTTCGCTGGAAGATTAAACTTCTGAACAAGAAAGTTATGTGGTCTGTTGGTGATACCCAGGGCAACGACCCATATAACTGGATGGCTGCAAAAGCTATCGGCGGTAAGACACTGTTCATCACAGAAGGTGAAGAAGACTGTATCGCATTGCGTCAAATCCTCAAAACTATGAACCGTGGTGGTGCATATGAAGATTTGGATTTTGCTGTAATTAGTTTGAGTGATGGAAGCGATTCCGTACACAAATGTTTGTCACCAGTTGCAGAAGAAATCAAGCAACGTTGGGAACAGGTTGTTATCGTATTTGATGATGATGAACCTGGGCGTAAAGCTGCAAAGGAAGCATGTCGTTTGTTGCCTGGTGCAATGATTGCCACACTTCCTGCCAACGATGCCAACGACTGTTTGAAACGTGGCTTGTTGAAAGCTACTCAATCTGCTGTTGTATTCCGCGCTGCTCGCCCTCTGCCTACAGCTCTTGTCAATAAAGAACTTCTTATGGAAGAACTTGATGACGAAGTTGAACAGGGTGTGGACTATCCTTGGCCCAAGCTAACCGACTTAATGTTTGGTCAGCGTCGTGCCGAAGTTATATCAATCGGTGGTGCAGAAGGTGGTGGTAAAACTACACTATCTCGACAGATTGTGCATCACAACATTATCCAGCACGATTGGGGAGTGTTTACTGCATACATGGAGGAAACTCCTGCGGAAACATTACGACGTATGGCTGGCCTTAATGACAACTTGCCGTATTGGGAACCTGCGTTTACTCGTGAAGACCCTCGATACGATGAAGCGAAGTTCCGTCAAACTGCTGCGAAGATGCTTCGTAACATGGAGATTTGGGACCGCAAGCAAGCTGGAGAAGACCCTTATGAAACTTGGGATGGGTTAAAGACGATTCTTCGTCAGATTGGTCCAGACATTGATATGTTTGTTCTTGATAACTTAACCTACTTATCGGAAGGGATTTCTGCCTCAGAGAAGAACGACTTCTTAGGCAAGCTGTATGCAGACATTACTAAGCTGGCAGACCAATACCAGTTCCACGTCAATATCTTGTCGCACCTCAACCCTGTGGCAAAAGGTCAGCGACCTCATGAAGATGGTGGACGAATCAAGAAGTCAGACTTTACTGGTTCTCGTGCTGCTGCTAAATATTCTCATGGCATGTTTGGCTTTGAGCGTAATAGTCAGGCAGTAGACCCAAACTGCTCAATCATTCGTTCCATCAAAGCTCGTAAGAGTGGTAAGACAGAAGGCTTCAAGACGTATTATGACTCAGACTCTGGTCGAATCATTCAACGTTCTTGGGAAGATTCACTGTTCGAAACCAAAGAGATTGTTCAACTTACTAAGAAGAACGGTCCTCACCAATAACAGAGCTTCTACGCTGCATGGTTCGCCCACCAGCGTAGACCTCACCAATCCATTGGAGCCATACTGTGTTGTATCCTTGGGAAAATATGTATGCCAGTGACATTGAAACAACTGGTCTGTTGGAGCAGATGAAGAAACAGGCTGCACCACGTCTACACAACATTGGATACATTGATGTTCAGACTCGTGAAGAAACTGTAATTGAGTGGACACAACGAAAATCCATTCAAGACTTTCTGGACACAGGTCCAACACTAATTATGCACAACGGCGCAACCTTTGACTTTGAAGCATTGAAGTTCTTGGGTTACGACGTTTCAAAATGTACACTAATTGATACTTTGTTTATCAGTTGGTATCTGCAACCTCGTCGTGTTAAGCACGGCTTAGAAGGTTATGGAGAAGAGTTTGGTGTGCCGAAACCAGTCATTGATGATTGGGAAAATCAAACTCAGGAAGAATATAACCATCGTGTGATGGAAGACTGTAAGATTCAGCTAAAGCTGTGGGAACAGCAGTATATTCAACTCCTCAAGATTTATAAAACTCCTAGCGAAGTTAGACGTTTTATTGAATACCTTATGACCAAAGCTCGTCAACAAGTTATTCAACAACGTACTCGCTGGAAGCTGAACATTGAGAAAGCTCTGGCATTTAAAGCCAAACTTGAACCAATGATTAAAGAGAAGACGGATGCATTGGAAGCATCAATGCCTCGTGTTCCGGAGTATGTTATTAAAACCCGTCCTGCCAAATGTCACAAAATGAATGGCCAATTGTCTGCCACTGGAATAAAGTGGAAAGCTGTTTGTGATGCAAATGGTTTGGATTGGAAAGACCCCGACCTGGGAATCAAGGTTCTTAAAGGGTATAAAGCACCTAACGCTGGTTCTCACGTACAAATCAAAGATTGGTTATTCAGCCTTGGCTGGGTTCCAGAAACATTTAAGTTTGACCGTAATAAAGAAACAGGCGAAACTCGCCAGATTCCTCAAATCACGGTTAAGGATGAAGATGGTAATCCCGAAATTTGTCCGAGCTTGCATAAGCTGGCAGAAAGAAACCCCGACTCCGGTATTCAACATCTTATTGGGATGGGCGTGTATAAACACCGTCTGTCTGTTGTTAACGGCTTCCTTCGTGACGTCGATGAAGATGGATTCCTTACTGCGAGATGCGGTGGCCTTACCAATACTTTACGCCTTAAACATCGCGAACTTGTTAACCTCCCTTCTATTCGTGTATTTGGCGGTGAAGAACTGCGTTCAATGTTGGAAGCGTGGCGTGAAGATTACGAACAGCTAGGCTCTGACTTGTGTTCACTGGAAGACCGCTGTAAACACCACTTCCAATGGATGTATGACCCTGAATATGTTAAGAAGCAGTTGGCACCAGACTACGATGCTCACCTTGCAATTGGCGTAATCGGTGGGTTCATCACTGAGAAAGAATCTCAGGACCACAAGGATGGCATACAGAAATGTAAGCAACGTCCAATGTTTAAGACCACTAACTATGCTTGTCAGTATGGTGCTGGTATTCCAACTGTTGCTCGTTCTGCTGACTGTGACCAATCAACGGCCGCACGTCTGCATAAAGCATATTGGGACCTGAACTGGTCAATCAAAGAGATTGCTGCTAACACTAAAGTCATTACAGTTGATGGTCAAATGTGGCAACAGAATCCAGTAAACAAATTCTGGTATTCGCTGCGTACAGAGAAAGACCGCTTCTCAACATTGTGTCAGGGCACTGGTGCATATGTGTTTGACATTTGGTGTAACAACATCATTGCAATTTGTAACGAACGTTGGGGCTGTGACCCACTTCTGTCTGGACAATTCCACGATGAATTGATTCTCCAAGTTAAGAAAGGTTTCCGTGATTTGTGGACGGACTTGCTTAATGAGGCAATGGAACGTACCAACAAAGAACTCAAACTTAACCGTGATTGTGCATGTGATGTGCAGTTCGGTGATAACTACGCGGAGATTCACTAATGCGTGTTTTAGCTATATACGACATTCATGGTCAACAACTTTATCAGGCGGCTGGAGATGTTCCGGCCTCAGAATTGGCGTTGTCTTTAGTTGAGATGAACGCCTCAGCATTATTTGGTGATGGGTTTACAGACAATTCTGTCTATAAAGCCACAATTAAATCGTTGAAGGAATCAAAAGATTTCTCCGACACACAATCAATCCTGTTCAGTATGGACATGGACTCTCACATTATTGAAATTTAAAGGTACTCAAAATGGCATTTGCTGCTCCTACTCTGGCCTCGAACAAGACTCCTTCTGCTGCACCATTACTGGAAGCGGGTGGTTATCCTGCTCGTGTCTGCCGTATTATCGACCTGGGCTTACAGCCAGGCTCTGCTAAATATCCAAACCCATCCCTGAAACTTCTGGTTACTTTCGAACTGCTCGACGAGTACATGAAAGAAGTTGATGGCAATGGTGCTATGGTCATGGTCCAAGACCCGGACGAAGATGACGGCGTAATGATGGCGAAGAATCTTGAAGACAAGCCGCGTTGGTTTGACTTTGAGTTTACCTACAACGCTGATGGCTTCATGGGTGACAACTCCCACATCTACAAATTCGCTAAAGCGATTGATGCTCTGGAAGTTAAACAGAATCTGGAACAAAGTATTCAGGGCCACCCTGCTAAGAACCTGCCAGATTGGCTGGGCGAACCTCTGGTTGTTGGCATTGTCCAATACACCAAACAGTCTGGCAAGAACGCTGGTCAGGTTGCGAACAAGGTTGCTACCTTCTCCCCGATGAAGTCCAAAGAGAAGAAAGAAGCTAAAGCTCTGGTTAACCCAACTGTGTTCTTCGACATGTCTGAGCCAGACTTAGAAGTGTTCAACAAGCTGCCTGGTGGCGATTCTCCTTACGCAATCAAGAACCGCATCACTGCTGGTGTTGACTTCTACAAAACCAAACTGTCTGCTCTGCTGGGCGGTAAACCTGCTGATGATTCTGTTCCGAATCAGGCTTCTGATGAAGAAGTTGATGCAGCAATGAAAGCCGAACTGGAAGCTCAAGCTGCTGCGAAAGCACAGCGTGAAGCGGAAGGTGGTGCTGCTGGCGGTACTGGAATGCCGTTCTAATTATAATTGGCTCCTTCGGGAGCCTTTAATTTGGAGCTTACCAAAGTGAGTAAGAAACGAGTATTGTTGCTGGTAGACGGCGACATGGTTGCATTCAGCCACTGTGCTGCTGAAGAGTACGGCAAAGACCCCGAAGATATTAACTTTGCTAAGATTCAAATGTCGATGGATTCTAAAATGGAATTCCTCGCCAAACGTGCTGGTGCTACGGAAGTTATTACTTTCATCTCACCATCTAAAACAATGCGCAACGAATTTGCTCCTGACTACAAGGGCAACCGTGATGGTGTATGGCGTCCAGAAAACCTTAAGAATGCGAAAGCACATCTCATGGTTGCATGGAATGGAATGTGGATGAAGGGTCTGGAAGCAGATGACCTTCTGGCTGTATTCGCTCGCCATGAATACGAAGCAACAATGGGTAAACGTAATGAGATTAAAAGCCTCACGCGTATTGGTCCGTGCACATATGATGAAGTTTGGATTGCGTCGCTTGACAAAGACTTGCGCCAAATCGGACAATTCGGTGACACTGGTCCAGTAATCAAACATTACCAATGGGAGCGTGAATCCCAGGGTATTGGTGAGAAGATTGTAATCCCGAAGGATTATGGTGAACTCAAACTAATTATCAAGGACAATGGCAAAACGAAGAAGAAAGAAGTTAAAGGCAATGGCCCTAAATTCTTCTTGCATCAACTTCTTATCGGCGACTCCACTGATAACGTTATGGGTTGCGGTGTGCTTGAAGAGAAGATTTACAAGACTGGTGCCAAGGCTGGAGAAACATATTTCCGTCGAAGTGGTGTCGGTGCTGTCGAATCTTTCGAACTTTTGGATAAGACCACTACTTATGCAGAAGGTTTGAAGAAAGTTATTGGTGCATTTATCATGCGATTCGGTGATGGTTGGGAAGAAGAGCTTCTCAAAGTTGGTCGACTCGTGTACATGCATCACCAAATTGATGATGGGAATCTCGTTCGCTTGTGGCACTACAAAGGTGTCATTGACCGATTCCATCTTAAAGAGAACCGTATAATCCCTCATGCAGAGTATCTCCAGAAATAATTGGAGTTGAAATGGCTTACGGTTATTGTGGAACGGAAGCCAAGTTTGTTTCTTGGCTCCAGTCTGCTATTCGCAGTGTTTGGTCTAAACACCCAAGCAAACTCGCGCTGATACAATCTCGACGCATTGCATTGAAGGTCGGTGACTCAAAGAAACCAATCTTCCACATTCAATGCTACCATTGCAAGAAGTTGTATAAGCTCAAAGAGATTGAAGTAAACCACAAAGTTCAAGTTGGTGGCCTCCTTAAGTTGGAAGACCTGCACCGCTTTGTGGACAACCTTCTACTGGTTCAGCCAGAAGATTTGGAGTTGCTGTGTAAAGATTGTCACGGCATTATCACATACATGGAACGATATGGTGTATCACGACGTGATGCAGTCATTGAGAAGAAGTGTATTGCATTTGCCAAATTGTCTGACGAAGAGCAAATTGCCAAGTGCAATCTTGCTAAAATAGAGCCAGTTCCTAAAACCAAAATCGGACGCAAGAATGCTGTTCGAGAATACCTGAGAAAGAATCTTAATGTCTATTAAGCTCCTCGATGATGGTACAAGATACACAAAGGCTCACGCACATGATTGGGAAGACCCAGACTGCCGTATCAAAGGGCGCTGTGAACTCTTCATCAAGATTGACGGAATTCGAGCTATCCGTAATAAATCAGGTAGTGTCTGGAGTCGTAATTCCAAACCCCTACCCCATTTGGACCACTTACAGTTCAGAGATGCTGAGATATTCCGAAATAGTTGGAATGAGACTTCTAGCATCCTCGGACGTATTGACCCGCCAAGCATCCCTCTAACCCAGGACAATGTGTATGAGTTGAGTGATGGTGCTGTTGACCCACGCCTGTACATCGGCTGGTGCAAAGACCCAAGCAATGAAAACCTTAAGGCATTGATGGATAAATATCTGGCGCTTGGTCATGAAGGTATCATTGTCCGTGATGCAAAAGGTAAGTGGTGGAAGATTGTACCATACAAATACGCCGATGTGAAGATTACTGGTATGAAAGAAGGTACTGGTGCTCTCAAAGGTATGTGTGGCTCTATCTCTTCTAACTACGGCAGTGCTGGCTCAATGGTGAAAGATTGTCTGGCAGACCACGGTATTCCAGAATCAAACACCGCAATCCGCAAGTGGCTGTGGGAACATCGTAACGAGCTAGTTGGTTCGATTATGCAAGTTCGATATCGTGAGAAGACAGAAGCTGGCAAATTCCGCTTCCCTTCTTTGGTACGTCTTCGCACAGACAAGAGTGAGGAAAGTTTTGATTAAGCGTTTAGCTGTCATTCTTAATGGCCCACCTGGCTGTGGTAAAGATACAATTGCCAACAAGATAGTTGCTGCTGAGGAATCATACTTTCTCGGTAAGCGCCGATTCACTAAACACCAGTTTAAGGATGCACTGTATGAGCATACTGCCAAACACTTTCAAGTTGATGTGGACAAGTTTATTCACTACGCTTCGGACCGTGACCTCAAAGACTCTATCTCCCTTGCAGGTCTGGGTGGCAGAACACCTCGCCAAGCTCTTATTCATGTTAGTGAAGACATCTATAAACCTCGTCACGGACAGGACTACTTCGGCAATGTTGAAGCTGCTCGTGTTAAAGAACTCGCGGGGCGTATGGGTGGCGTTATTAATGTCATTTATCCCGATGGCGGTTTTGGCGATGAAGTCGTTGCCGTTGAGTCTGCTTATGATTTCGTCATCATTGTGCGTTTGCATCGTGATGGTTTTGATTTCGCGGGCGATTCTCGCAGATACATCAACCTCCCAAACACACCTACCCGCGTAACAGTGGATGAACATCTAATTGATGGTAAGGTGGAAGATTCTGTATTCAAAGTGTTCAACTGGATTGAGCGCATAACTTATCAAGTAGAGAAATAACCATGTCTTGTATGACCCAAGTTGTTGCAGTTAAACGAGTACACCCTAATGCGAAATTACCTGTGTATGCTACAGCTGGCGCTGCTGCTGCTGATGTTTGTACTGTATCCGATACCACTGTTGTTATCAATCCCGGCTCTTCTGTTGTTGTCGATACTGGCCTCCAGTTCGAAGTACCAATTGGATACGAACTCAAAGTGCATAGCCGTTCTGGTCATGGCTTTAAGTCTGGTATTCGCCTTGCAAACTGCACAGGCATTCTGGATTCCGACTATCGCGGTAATCTTATGGTTAAGCTGCACAACGACTCGGACACAGCCTTTGTTATTCAACCAGGCGAACGTGTTTGTCAAGTGCAAGTTAGTAAAGCTACTCAACACCATTTCGTTGAAGTTGACCACTTAAATTCCACTGTTCGTGGTGAAGGCGGGCTTGGTTCAACTGGACGAGTTTAGTAATTAGTAACTTATTGGAACCTAACTGAAATGAAACTGTCCTCACCTGTTGTTGTAAATAATCGCAAAGTCAAGTTTGCATATTTGAAATCCACCGTCACTTCAACTGGCGGTGGTACTTATCTCACCCGTGCACTTGCAACGCGCAATGAAACAGGTGCGGATGTTATCGTTTTCATGCTTCCTCGTGGTGAAAATACAATCAAGAACGTCGAACGTATCAAGCGTGGGCGCGAAGATTTAATGTCGGCTGTAAAGCCGCTAATACTGCCATTTAAGATTGTGGTGGTTGTTGGTTCTACCCAACAGTATCTTGAAGATTTCTTTAAAGATATGGATTGGAGCGATATTAAATATTAAGCGGCACGCATAATAGGGAGGCTATCTGGCCTCCTATCTTATTCGGAGTCGCTTATGCGCACAATTCAATGTAGTAACTGCCATTATGAAGTGGCAGAGGATGATTTCATCACCCAACAATGTCCCATCTGTGATTCATTCATGCCACTAAATCGACTGATTTTAAAAGCTGATTCTAGTTTGGGCAACATCATTCGCATCAATCCCGTGCAAACTCAACCATTAGTGGATTGTGATTAAAACCAAAGAGAACGAATCAATGTCAATACTAAGAGACAGATTGGTTCAATTACTTCACTACGACGAAGCTACTGGCATCTTTACATGGGTGCACGCCAACAGTAACAGAGTCAAAGTTGGTGATGTTGCAGGCACTATTGGAAGTGCTGGTTACATCTACATTAAGGTTGACGGGGTACGCTATGGCGCACACCAACTTGCATTCATCTTTATGGGTGAAGAAGTTCCTGAAGTAATTGACCATGTAGATACCGTACCTTCCAATAATGCTTGGTGCAATCTACGTCCAGCCACGCACCAAAGTAATTCCTACAATATTGGAATTACGTCCAGAAATAAGTCTGGCATAAAGGGTGTCGGTTGGGACAAAGCAAGAAGCAAGTGGGTTGCTAAAGTCTCTGTAAACGGGAAGCAATACACACTAGGAAGATTTACATCCAAACTTGATGCAGAGGCTGCTGCCACTTCTTTTAGAGAAAAGCATCACAAAGAATTTGCAAGGAGTCTGTGATGGCAACTGATGACCTCGGACCGGAGTTTAATGATACAGTAGCCTCGTATCTTGCCAAACACTACGGTGACGTATTAAAAGTCTCAAGAGAAAGATTCTGCATTCTATCTTTGCCATTGCTCCGTCGATATATTTCAGAAAATACTGCAATAGTTGACAGCTATGAAGAACAAATTCAAGCAGAGTTAGAAGGCCAGGGTCTGGAAAACGATGCTGTATTGCGTTCCGTTTTCCGTGCACAACTTGAGCGTCTTCGCTCTGGCGATAAGAAAGATTCAACTGCGTATGCCGACGAGTTGAAGAAAGGAATCCAAGCTGGTGTATCAGACCGTGTAGCTGGTTCGACTTTAGAAGAGCCAACTTCTGAACACGACAATACACAAGAGCTTGTTGATAAAATCCTACATGACCCACACAACGTTGACCCAACTGTAATCCCAGCCAAGGTTGCAGAACAAGTCCGTAAAGTTTTAATGAAGAGTTTTGAAGCCTTCGGTAAATGGCAGTTCCATATTCAAATGGGATTCCCATTCCAGTCTCAAGACTTTCACGATGTAATATTCAAAGTAGGTCAGAAAGTTGTTGATGGTGAGATTGACCGACTAATTGTCACCATTCCACCACGACATTCCAAGACTCAGCTTATGAGTATTGCACTACCACTGTATTCATTCTGCCACAATGAATCGAGCCACAACATTATCACCTCCTATGCAGAAGACGTTGTATTGGAATCTAGTGGTTACATCCGTGCAGTAATGCTGGACCCACTGTTCCAACGCATATTCCCGAAGGTGAGAATCGACCCTAACAAACGTTCACTTGAACGCTGGGGTACAACCAAAGCCGGAGTTATGCACGCAGTACCGACTGGTGGTAAGCTGACTGGTAAAGGTGCTGGACTTCTTGTCGCAAACTATTCCGGTTGCTTTGTGGTGGATGACGTTATCAAGCCGAAGGATGCCTACTCCGACACAGTTCGAGCAGAAATCAACGACCGATTTGATAACACCTTTATGTCCCGTCTTGCCAATGATGGGTGCATAACCGATTCACGTGGAAACCAAATCAAGTGCTCACGTACTCCAATGGTTATCATCATGCAGCGAGTCCATGACCAAGATTTAGTTGGTTATATACTCCGTGGTGGTTCCTCTGATAAATACCATTATCTCAATATCCCAGCGATTATTGAGAAAGGTGTTGGCAGTGCTCAGTGGTACGACAAATTAATTAAGAAGCAGAACTACACTCATGCTATCCCTATTCTCTATGATTTGAACAGGAAAGAAGAGAAGTCTGCATTGTGGCCTTCACGTAAGAGTTTAGAATCTCTGGAGGCAATGAAAGAGTCGAACCCATACACATACAATTCACAGTATGCTGGCGACCCATCTGCCCAAGGTCATGGCCTTGTTAAAGAAGATTGGTGGCAAGAGTATGAGCCAGACGCTTTCGACAGAAGTCGCATAGTTAGAAGTTTCATTACTGCTGACACGGCATCTACTGCCAAGTCTTATTCTGACTACTCGGTCCTTAAGCATTGGGGCGTGACTAAAGAGCGTGATGTTTATTGTTTAGATATCATGCTCGGTAAGTTTGAAACTCCAGAACTCAAGACTGCTATTATCGACTTCTGGAATAAATGCAATAAGTTGGATTTGAAATATGTAGGCTGCATTCCTCGTGCTTTGTACATGGAAGATAAGTCTGCTGGACAGTTCTTGAACCAACAATTTATTAGAGATGGGAGTGTCCGAGTTTTACCACTGCCTCGTGATGGCATTAACGGTAATGACAAGGTAACTCGATTCCTTAACGCAATCCCATATTTCTCTCAAAAGAGGATATTCTTCCCTGCTGGTCATGAACACATTGACCACGTTAGACGTGAAATACTTGGATTCACTTCTTTGGGTAGTGGTACTGGACACGACGATTGTGTCGATAACGTTTCAGATATGGTTGCAATCGAATTCTCCGGCCCAAGTGCCAACTACTCGGCATGGATGTAATATGGCGGTAATCACTCGATTAGATGCCCGCTCACGCAAGAACAACTCCCTCCAGATTCAAGATTTGGAGGGGAACATTCTGTGTGTGATTGAGGCAGTTTCTACCACAGAGAGTGACTGTGTTAAGTTAAAGCACGAGTCAAATCTGCGACTCCACACCTCCGACAACATTCAAATTGTTAAAGGTAATGGAACTGTTCTAAGGAAGAAATAATGACTTCCAAAAAGAAAAACAATCTCTCTGTCAAAGTTGCGGATGGATTAGAAAACCTTGTAACGGGGTTGGGCGGTCAGGCAGATAAGTCTACTTTTAACCAGTGGTCTTTCTCCAATAAGAACGCGAACTATCGCGAACTAATGAACCGCTTCCGTGAGGATTGGGTATCGCAGAAAGTGTGCACTGTCATTCCTCAAGACATGACGCGTAAGTGGCGACATATTGATAGTGAAGAAGGACGTAAAGCAGATAAGAAACTTCGTATCCGCAAACTGTTCCGTGAAGCATATCAATGGGCCAGACTCTATGGGACTTCATTTGTTTTACTCGACCTGAAAGGGACGGGTAAACTTGATACACCATTGCGTCTGGATAACTTGAAGACTGGATGTATTAAATCCATGAGAGTTATTGACCGCTCACGCTTATTTGCCGCAGGAACTATGGTGTTGGACCCTTTGAGTCCTCATTATGGTTTGCCAGAGTTTTACACTTTGGCGGGGTATCCCGGCTATATCCACTACACTCGTTTCCTTCGGTTCGAGGGTACTGAACTGCCACTGTTCGAATTCCAACGTAACATGTGGTATTCTGATTCGGTACTTATTCCACTGCTGAAAACGATTGACCAATTTTATACAACCGCTGCTGCTGCTGCCAGCCTTGCTCAAGAAGCCACAATTGATGTGGTAACTGTTGAAGGCTTACAATCTCTGCTTACATCACCGGAAGGTGAAGCTGCTGTGATGAAGCGCTTCAAACTCATGAAGCTGGCAAAGAGTATTTATAATGTCCTAATTCTCGACAACACTGAGAAGTATGACACCAAGTCAATTGCGCTATCTGGTGTGAAAGATTTGATTTGGGAATACTTAAAGATAGTTGCTGCCGCAGTTGGTATTCCGGCTACACGTTTCCTTTCTGCATCTCCAGACGGTATGAATGCTACGGGCGAATCTGACCTCGTAAACTATATCGACTTGTTGACAGGCTTGCAGACTTCTGTCTTTGACCCACGTTTAGATGTGGTAGATAAGATTGTCCAGGCGCACTTTGGCATTGAAGAATATGACTATGAATGGTTAGATATCTTCCCTGAATCCAACGTTGAGAAAGCGAAGCGAGCTAAAGATTTGGCATTCGCTGTTGACCTGTTGGTTAACAATGGAACCATTACTACAGAAGTTGCAAACGAAGTCATGTTCCATTCGGGCGTGTTCGGGACTTGTGACCTCGGTAAGCCGAATCCTAAACCTCCTAACATCCAAAAGGGTAACGCAAGTGAAGCAAAACCAAAACCTGGTTCAGCTTAACGACGAAGATACCGTGAATGAAGTAGTTTTGTTAACCGACAAGGCTACTCTGACGACCCGTCGTTTACGTGACTCTGGCGAAATGATTGCAGAATGCACCATTGCTCGTACTGGCATTATGCTGTACAAAGCTAAAGAACTTGGTGAGATTGCAAAACATCTGGACCCAGAATCTATTTGCCGTGTTCGCACCAAGCCGGAAGTATTATTTGATGAAGCAACCATTGAGGGTTGTCGTTCAATTCCGGTTACTATCGGTCATCCAAAAGATGACGTTAACATTAAGAACAACAAAGAACTCCAGAAAGGGTTCATCGAAGGTCGTCCAATTGCAGACGGTTCTTTCTTGGCTGCATCAATCGTTTTGAATGACGAGCAAGCTATTCGATTAGTTGATTCTGGTGTTGACCAAATCTCCCTGGGCCATAATGCCGAACTGGCTGTTGCAGAAGATGCTGATGCAGACTTCGACAAAGTTCGTATTATCCCTAACCATGCTGCAATTGTTGTTCGTGGTCGTGCTCAGACTACCCGCATTGGCGACTCTGGTGAAGAGATTTCCATTGTTGATAAGGCAACCTTTGATGTTGTTGAAGCAGAGCGTGATGCAGCGCTTGACAAGATTAACACCCTTGAGCAGAAACTTGCTGATGCAGAAACTGCACGACTATCCGATGAAGCCATTCAGGCTGAGGTAGACAAACGTGTTGTTGCTCGTACAGCACTTCTCATTGATGTGGCCCGTCTTGGCGACGAGTTCTCCAGTCTTGATTTCTCCGGCAAGTCCGATTCGGAAGTTAAGTTGGCTGTAGTTAATAAATTGCATGACAAGGATTTCAGCGATAAGAGTGAAGATTATATCTCTGCTCGTTTCGATGCAGCACTTGAAGATTGTGATTCCATTACTTTGGGCGATGCCCTGAATCAATCTATGCAATTCACTGCTAGGAAAGATTCAGAAGCTCGTAAGCCTAAAGTTTCTATTTCCGAAGAAGCTAACAAACGTCGTTTAGAACGCTTCAACTCTTTATAAGGTAAGACAATGCCAAAGCAAGATTGGTCTATTAATACTGGTGCAGCATATGCGGGTGAGCAATATGGCCTGGCTACCACTAACTCTCAGCGCCTGACTTTCAATGCTGAAACTGAAATGGCTAACTTTGGTTTAGCTGTTGTTCAGGGTACTGCTTCCAACCAGGTTAAGCCTGGTATTGGAGCCGACGGCACTGTTCTGGGCATTACTATGCGCCAGATTAACATCGAATCTGCAACCCGTCCTGGTGACGGCACTGTTGCAATCAAAGCTGGCTGGCCTCTGGGCGTCATGCTGTCTGGCCCAATCATGGTTAAACTGGTTACTGCAATCACTGACAAGAACATTGGCGTATCTGCCACTGGTCAATTTGGTGGTGTTGGTGCTGGCTATACTAAGGCAACCAACCTGACTGCTCTGCGTTATCCGGCTGCTGCTGGTGATGTTGTTCCGGTCATGATTAACGTAGTCCCAAAGTCGTAACGCCACCTCCAGCACCTACCGTTACTGCGGTAGCGGCGGCTGTGACTGCTGATGCTTCAACTACAAATGCTACCGTAACTGTTGATAAACTGTTTACGTTTGCAAACTCTGTTGCTAGCGACTACAACTTCACTGTTGACCCAGCGGTCACTGGAGTCTCTGTGGCGGCCAATGGTACTGTAACTGTTGCAACTGCGACGATTGGTACTGCGACCTCTGCAACAATCAAAGCAACCCATAAGACTGCATCTGGTGTAACTGCTACTAAAGCAATCACCATTACGCACCCTTAAGTTTAATTGGCGTAGAATAATCTGCGCCTAATGGAATAAATTTAATGCCAAAGATGATTAAACTGGCCGACGGTTCTGAATTTGAACTGAATGATGCCATCACCCGTATCCAGGACTCTGGCACCGTTGTTTTGAATGACGACGACGCAGTGTTCTTTCAACGTCAGCTTGAGTTCATTGAAGCTCAAACTTACGACACCCTGTATCCTGAACTGGAAGCTCGTGCTGCTTTCGGTGTTGATACTACTGGCGGCGCTGGTGTTAACACGCTGACCTACCGTTCATACAACCATGTTGGTAAAGCTCAGGTAATCAACGCCCGTGCAACCGACCTGCCGAAGTCCAGCATTTCTGGTAAAGAATACAGCGTAACAGTTAAGTCTGTTGGTACTGCATTCGACTACGACATTGATGAAGTAGCATCTGCTGCTGTAACTGGTCTGCCGCTGGAAACTCGTAAAGCAAATGCTGCGATTCGTGGTTACGAGCAGTATGTTAACTCCGCTGCATGGTACGGCGACCAGGCTAACGGCTTCGTTGGCTTCTTCGAAAACCCAGACGTTACCAAAGCAACTGTTGCTCAGGGTGCTAGCAATTCTACTAAGTGGAACGAGAAGACTCCGACCGAAGTTATTGCCGACCTGACCACTGCCGTGTCTGCAATGTACGCATCTACTCTGAAAATCATGCGTCCTTCTGAAATCTGGATGCCTGTTGAGCATGAGCAGTACATCTTCAACACCGCACGTTCTGAGCAGTCTGACAAGACTATCGGTCAGTTCTTCATTGACAACAACCAGTTCATCAACTCCCGCGACAAAATCAAGGGTCTGAACGCAATCAAAGGTCACGGTGCTTCTGGTGCAGATTGCTTCGTAGTTGTGTGCCGTGAAGCTATGGGCAACCGTACCTTCCGTCTGCGTGAACCGCTGCCGTTAACTTGGCAACCAGTTCAGCTGCATGGCCTGGTTTATGAAGTACCTGGTCGTGGCCGTTTCGCTGGCTTCCAGGCAATGTATCCGGCAGCAATCTCCATCAACTCCGGTATTTAATCCCGATGGCGGGAGAAATCTCGCCTAATTTAAGAGAAATGTAATGCAGCTTAAGAACAACGAAACTCGCAACCTCCAATTCTTCTTCTACAAGAAGGATAAATCTGGCAAGCCTGTACTGGATTTTGTACACATTCCTGGCGGTGCAACTGTTGAAATTGATGATGAAGTGTATAAAGCAATTACCTCTTCTGTCACTGAAGTTGAAGTGATGCGTGAAGAAGAAGTTAAGCTGGACGACTCCAACATCGGTGCTGACGTTAAGTCTGGCAAAGAAGCACTCGTGATTAAGGAATATTACACCACGGGTAAAACTCGTAAAGTAAACCTGGTCAAAGAAGCTATCAAAGCTGGCAGCCTGTCTATTGTTGAACGCGTGAAAGTTGGTATGCCTGACATTGATAAAGTGTTGGTTGCTAATGGCGTGAACATCAAAGATATGCCGGAAGAAGCTAAACTGGCCCTCTACGATAAGTTGGCATAATGATTACACTGACCGATTTGGTGAAACGTTATCCGGCTATGGCTGACATGACCCAAGGCCGTTTTGATATCTTAGTTGAAGATGCAAAACTTGTGATGGGTACAATCGAATCGCGTTGGTGTGGGTTTTATGACCCAGCTATGGCATCACTTGTCGCGCATTGGTCTTCAACAATTGATGACATAATGCCTGGTGATGCCGCAATGCCAGCTATGCCTGTAAGTCGTACCGATGTGGACGATGTACAGGTAGAGTTCAGCGACCGAATCATTTCGACTATTCCATATATCGAAGCTGATTTCATGTCAACCGTGTACGGTCAACGTTATTTGCAATGGCGGCGCATGGCATTTGCTGGGCCGAGGGTAAGTCCTGGGTTCCAGTTTTGATTAATCAACGCTTAGCTTTCAACAGATACACAACCACGGGTCGTCCTACCCTTGCAGTATATGTAGAAGGTCATTACGACAATCTTAATAATTGGGTGGAAGATTCTTGGGAACCTCCGAAGAAGTTCCGCTGTACTCCTATTGCATATGGGGACAGGGATTCTGGCGTAGCTGGTCAACAGCTTAAAGCGACAGATGTTGGAGAGCGCCAACCAGCATTCATGAAGATTCATAGTCGTACTGAGATGCCGATGAAATCCATTATCACTGTTTACGGTATTCAGTATAAAGTTATAGCAATAAACGATTATGAAGATGCCGGATTCTTCTCTGTAATTGCCGCTCGCGTACTGGAGAAGTGATGGATATTCGACTCGAAGAACTACAGTCCATGAAAGAGATTGTAGATGTGTGTGTAGGTATTCCACAGTTTACCTACAACATGCAAATCAATGCTCCCAGACCCCATGGAGAGTATGCCGCAATCAAATGTTTATCAAGCACCAACCCAGGCTTTGACGAGAACAGGATAGTAACCATTGATGGTGAAGAAATGTTCCGTACTCGTGGTGTTCGTATTCTGACATTTGCAATAATGTTTTCTCGTGAGGGTGATGAATTTATCAAGTTTGATAATTCGTTTTACCGTCCCGATGTTCAAGCCAAATTGAAGCAGGAGAAGTTTGCTGCTCTTGGTAAAGAACCTTTAAATCTTGCCACCATACAAATGGAAACCAATTGGGAAGTTCGACAAGCGGTTAAAATGCAATTCAATATCATTCGTGAAGATTTGAGTCCTATAGGAGTCATGTCTGGCGCATATGTTGGTGGCAACTTCTATGATGGTAATACACTTATCACAACCAAAAAGGTTTAATAATGTCAATCCCAATTTCTGATTTAGTTCAGGTTGATATCGCAATCTCCCCGAACGCCATTGCGACTGATGGTTTTGGGCCATTGCTCTTTATGAGCAAAGAGTTTGTACCGACCGTTGATGTATATCCGGTTCGCTCGTACACCAGTTTGAAAGAAGTTCTCGCAGACTTCCCTGGTGGTGAGATTGCTAAAGCTGCTACCGCTTGGTACTCGCAGAAGCCAACTCCGAAGACTTTCCTGGTCGGTGCTATCAAGTATGATACCCTGACTCCAGCAACTCCTGCCACTGTTACTGCTGCAACTGCTGCTGTATTGGCAACCATTAAGCTGGAAACTGCTGCAACCATGCAGTTAAGTGTTAGCGGTGTTCAGTATGTTACTGACCCGATTGATTTCTCTGCTGCTGCTGACTTCGAAGAAGTTGCAAATTTGGTAACTACCGCACTGTCCTCCGTTGGTGCTGGCGTAACTGTTACTCAGGAAGCTGGCAAGTTCAAACTGACAACTTCTGCAACTGGCATCAATGCAACTATCAGTAACGTTGGTGGTAAAGTTGGTGAAGTGTTGAAGCTGCAATCTTCTGACAGTGCAGTTATTGTTGCTGGTAAGAACGAGCTATCCATTTCTTCCGACTTGTCTAATATTGCAGATGCTCCATTCAACTTCTTCTATGTAGGCCTTGACCGCCAGTATCGTGGCAAAACCTCTCCAGTAGACAACCAAATGTCTGTGGCGAAGTGGTGTGAAGCATCCAGCAAAGTATTTGGCTGGGGTGATAACGACAAGAACATTCTTATCAACGGCACTGATAACAGCTTCCGTCGTGCTAAGAACCAGAACCTGCGTAACACTCTGTGTGTTTACGATGCTTCTGCGAATGGTGATGAATATCCGGAAATTTCTATTCTGGGTCGTGCATCAACTGTTAACTTCAACGTTGCAAACTCTGTTCTTATTCTGGCATACAAGAAAGGTCCAGGTATCTCCACTGCTGACCTGTCTTCTGGTCAGGTAAGCGCACTGCTTTCTTGTGGTGGTAACGCATTCATTTCTGTTGCTGGCAACGTAATGTTCTACAACGGTCGTATGGCTGACGGCACATGGTTCGACTCCGTACAAGGTGTTGAGTGGCTGACTCAGAAAGTTCGACTGAACGTGTTCAACTTGTTCTACACCTCCACTACCAAGATTCCTTGGACGGACACTGGTGTAGCAATGGTTAACCAGCAAGTAACCCTGGCGCTTGAACTCGCTAAGACCAACGGCCTTATCGCTCCGGGCTACGATAACGAAGGCACCTTCTATCCAGAAGGCTACAAAGTTATCTCGACTCCGTTGGAACTCTTGCAGTCGCAGAAGGGTGAACGTATTTGGGAAGGTACTTCCTTTATTGCTATCGGTTCCGGTGCAATCCAGGGTGCTGTAATCTCTGGCAACTTCATTCAGTAAGGGTGAACAGTGAAGCAATATTCGTTTTATAATACAGACCTCCTGATTGACGGTGCTCGTGTAGACGGTTTTCAGGCAGGGCAATCTGTAATTACGGCACGCTACAACGTGCCACAGCATGTTCCTGTTATGGATGCTTACGGCAAACTTGCTGTAGCAACCACTGCTGACCAGTCTGGGGTTATTACTTTCCCACTGCTGCAAACGGCAGATTGGAACGAAATCCTTTACCAACGTGCACAGCTTACTCGTGCAACTGGTTTGTCTGGTAACAAATCCCTCTGGGAACCTTTGCAGTTGCAATTGGTTGACAAGATGGGTGACGTACTGGTTAACGGTGTCAACGGTGCAATTCTGCAACAGCCAGCAATCGTTCGTGGTGTAACCTTCACTTCGAATATGTGGGCTGTGTTTGTAGAACGCCTCACCATCGTGACTGGCCAGTATCCAGAAATCGGCGTCTAATATAAGGTAAGAGAGAATGGCTTGTGAACTTCGCCAACGCGAGTTGCAAGCCGACTCTGGTGATATAGTCTTGGTTGGTACACGACAACTCGGTGCCAGCCAGGCTCTTGACCTCCAGGTCGAGCTTGTTCAGAAACTCGGTATTTCGATATTCCCATTCGTTGAGAACAAATATAACTTTGCAGACATTATTCATTTGATGCAGCAAGGTGGAACTCATACGGAAGTAACAGAATTAATTAAACGTGTAGTGTGCATGGCAACCATTGATGGTGTCGAAGTTAATCCACGCACTATGCAGATGAAGTACAACGGCAATTTAATGCTCATGCACCATGTGTTTGCATTTGTTCTTGAATCGAATTTCCTTGATTTTTTCAAGCAAGGGCTCGAACTCAACGAACGCAGACAATTGGAGGCGGTGGAAGCATCCAAAATGGCCGAGCAGAAGAATTCGAGTCCGGAAACGATTTAACTCAAAAGTTCCCGGAAATAAAATACTTCCTGCACCGTCCTGTAATAGAGGACAGTTCTCTCTGTTCTCTTAAAGAACTATCGGACGGAACCTACTCTATTATGGATTTGTTAACTTTCCACGCAATACTTGATTTGCGTAACGAACTAAAACCTAAAGAAGAAGACAATGGCTAAGAACTTAAAAGATTTAATGAAGCTATCCGAGGCCGAGCTAATCGGCATGGGTGCTCAGTACGGTCTGTCCTTCAATCCTGGTATGCGCAAACGAGATATGGCCCAGCAACTTGAATCAAGTGCTGCGTCAGGTTGGATGGAAACAAATTCACAGCTTTTGGGCGAACCAGATTCCCAGATGTATGAGGATGAAACTTCATACGGGACTTCTGATATGATTTCAGATGCAGCACACATAGCACAAATGATTTCTGGTGCTGGGCTGACTGAGACATTCCATGCTGCAATGAACGGACCAGGACACCATGTAGAAGCAGTTCACGCATACATGGAACAACTTGGTGTATCCACTGATGATGTTTGGATGCACATGCCTAAAGCCAACCCCAACAAGCCGGAAGGTCATTGGGGAATGCTTAACTCATACATGCGAGATACTCTTGCAGGTCATCAAGATATAATGCCTGAACTTGCCGGACACTATGCCGGTAATATTATGGATGAATATTCCACAAACCGTGGAGATATTGCCAAGTCATTTGGCTATCTTGCTCACATGTATGTTGACCGTGAACAATACGACAACCCAGACCGCTATGCACGAGATGTTTATCGTGTAGCCAAACGTTTAGAATCAGAATTACCGCAAAACTTCCGAGAAGTTGCTGCCGTATCTGCAATGAATGTAGGAAATAAGTCGGGGCCAAAACTTTCATACATGGATTCGTTGCCTCAACTTGGCTCTGAATCTGTTGTTGGTGGGATTCAGCATCCCCGTCAACCTCTTAACGCATCTGGTTTACCTCTTGGTTCGTTTGGTGGTGGCATTAAGGCTGAATATTCTTTATCTGCATCCTTATCTGGTTCTCCAGGTTGGTCTGATGCAAGCAAAACGCTCTACCAAGATGTTTCTGGCGTAGTTAAATCTGCGGCAAAGGTTTATTCTGGTGGTGCTGAAAGAGGAATGAATGCATATCGCACTCAATCTTCTGACAGAGACTTAATCCTGGACTCTGCTTCTCGTTATGCAGACATTGCAGATGTTCGTTCCGGCTACGATAACCTTAAGAAAGATATTGGTGACGACCCTCGTTACTCTGGTACATCAATTCGTGGTGTTCTTGAGAATGCTCACCAATATAATGAGGCAGAAGTCGCTCGAACATTTGACCCTGCTGAACGTTTAAGGAATACTGGACCTGCAGAACTGAGTCCCTCTACAGAGTTTCTTGCACAACTTGATTCTCCAACAAGTTGGAACTCTGCTCGCGCCCGTCGCGAGAGCATTGCTATATCTAATTTGGACTCTGCTCCACAACCAGCTCCGCAAGAAGGCCCAATCCGTTATCACAACATGGAACAGGGCACTCAGGAATGGTTAGACTTCCGCAAGCAATATGACATTACTGGTTCAACTGTCGGTTCGTTTCTTGGTAACAATGAATATACCCGACCTTGGGCTGCAATGGTTGATAAAATTGGCCTACAACGCGGAAAGGGGCCAAGTGAATTTACCCAACGAATGTTCGAAGCAGGTCATCGGACGGAAGAAGTTGCTCGTAACCGTGTCGCCAAAGAGTTTGGATTCGACATTGAGCAAGCTGGCGCAATAACAAATGACAATTATCCGTCGTTCATGTATTCCCCAGATGGCCTTATCGGTGATGACGCGATTTGGGAACACAAGAACCCTGAAAGGGCTAAGAAGTTTTCTAACCTATCTGCTGGTGAGCATAAGGATTACCTCGACCAAATTCAATTTGGTATGCTTGTATCTGGCCGTAGTCGTGCATTGTTCTCTCAGACAATCGGAGACAAGACGGTATCGGAATGGATTGAGAAGGACGAGGGATGGTACGAACGCAACAAAGATAAGATTGATTCTACTATTGGTCGTCTTAATGCTGGTCGAGAGTTTGTTGAAGCTAATTCAGACTTGTCCAATGATGATTTAATCAAGGGCGCTCGTGCTGCAATGACTGGCGATGGCATCTGGAAGGATGTTAAGCAGAAGTCAACGCGTGGCTACTCTGCCGCTGCTGGTACAGCCGATGACCCATTCATAGGCAACCGTACCAGTGCTGGAGTTGGTGAAGCCACAGCCTCTGCCGTAGGCTCTGACAGCACAACTGGCAATGACCTGATGGCAGTATCTGTCAAGAAAGGTATCCTCGCTGCTCAGGAAGAAAATAAGCTGCGTGGACAAGATGCCGACTTCGGGGACAATAGCGGTCGTGGCGGTGGTGGTGGCTTCTGGGACACCTTCGATGCTAGTAGTTATGGCATTGGTGGAGGCGGTTCCGGTGGCGGTGGCGGTCGTGGTTGGAATGTTGGTGGCAGCTTCTCGGATGACTTCGGTCGTGCTGGTGGCGCATTGGCTGCTGGCGTAGCTGGCGGTAGCATAGGCTCACTATCCAATGGTGCAATGAATGCCCTCATGATGACCCCGTGGGGACGTGTGGCGGGTATGGCTATTGGTGCTGCCCAGATTGGTAACGAGGCGCTAGAAGGTCTGAACGATTTCTACGGAAACTCTTTAGACGCTGGTGTCAATAACCCTAACGAATATTCTTCCATGTCGCAGGGCTTGGAAATGTTGGGGCTTAATCAGCAACAAGCTGGCCGACTCAATCGAACCACACATAGTGCCTATAACACCCTCCTGAATGGCGACCCTAGCGGCGCTGTCAACATCGTTCAGGGAACCCGTGGTCTTATCACTATTGGCGACATTCGTGCGGCACAGGGCGACCCTGTAGCCTTAGCGCGGGTAATGCGTGAACGTGGTCAGGAGCGGGGCTGGAGTCAGGCGCGTATCGCTGGTGCTATGGAAATGGCAGGTCTGGATGGCATGGCTCGCGCCTATGACCGCACAGATTACAGCATGGGCGAGGCACAGGAGAACGTAAGCCGTGGAGCCAGCTCACAGTATGCCGATGGTGTTGCACAGCTAGGAATAGCGCAGACGGAGCGTGCTGGGGTGCTGCCAGGATACGCAGTTCCGCAAGCTGCAATATCCTACGGAAGTTCATTTATCGAAGCAGGTGGAGATGCAGCCAGAGTAGCGCGTACAGCGTCAAATGGTTTAGCTGATACTACCAGAACGGTATATGACTTTATCGCAGGAGAAGAGTCAGGGAACCGTGATTTGAACGCAGACGGTTCGGTGGTTACATCTCCGACTGGTGCCAAAGGTCGTATGCAGGTTCTTGATTCAACTTCCCGTGACCCAGGATTCGGCGTTACACCTGCCCGTGATAACTCACTGGAAGAGCGTGCTCGCGTTGGTCGTGACTACTACGATGCAATGCTCAAGCGTTATAATGGTGACGCTGAGAAGGCTATGGCGGCGTATACAGATGGTGCCGGAACTGTTGATGATGCTATTAACAAGCACGGAACTGATTGGCTCAATGCTGTCCCTCTACAGGCTCAGAACCGCGTCAAGAAGTACCGTGAATGGGCTTCTCAGGGCGATTCTATTGCAGAAGGTGCAACTGGCTTCACCAGAAATGGGCTGTCTTATGGTCAGACACAGGCCACTGTAGTTAACGTTGAAGTCAAAGCTACTGTGAACAATAAGCAAGCGTCTGCAACCGTGTCAACTCCGAACGGTCAAACTGTTACCCAAACAATCAACATGGGTAATGGTGCAATGGAACGTAGATAAGAAAGTGCCGGGATTTATCTCGGCATTCTTCTTTAATATTATTTGAACATGTATTAATTTCAATAGGTGTATAACATGCCGTGGATGCGTGGTATAGAGATAGTTGTCTCTCGTAAGGATGACCCTGAAACAAAGTCTGTGTTTAAAGCACACAAGATTGATTTCACCATCCGGTCAACTGTTGGTTGGCCTGCTGACACTGCCGACATTACTCTATACAACCTTGGTGTTGATGAAGTGAAGTTCCTTCAAGACAAGACCTATGGTGATATGTATATTGAAATTCGTGCAGGATATTTCGAAGACGAGCGTGGAGTAAACGCTGGTCATAGTAAGTACCAAAGTCCAGAACAGGCTGATTCAGAAGTAAGGATTGAAATTGGTCCTAAACTTCCGACAATCTTTTCTGGCATAGTTACAAACGCAGTTGGGTTCAGACGTCCACCAGAACACGTAACACAGTTGTTCTGCATTTCCAAAGCATATGGTGCATCAACAGAATTCACCCAAATGAATGACATTCCAAATGGTGCAACTCTTGAGGATGCCATTCGTTCAATGTGTGCTGACTATGGGTTCTCAACCATTTCTTCTTTTGGTGTTGATGAATCTGTTTTCAAATCTGTTCTTAAACTTGGTCGTGTATTTCATGACACATTCTTGGAAGAGTTCAGAACCCTTCTTGGTGAATACAATCTTCTGTTCTCAGTAACCACTGGTGAGATTCAAATCTTCCCAGATACCTACGGGAATAAAGATGCCGTAGACAGAATGTCGAAAGACCGTGAACCAATCAAACTGGATGCTAACCAAGTTATAGGCAACCCGATTGCTGGCATTGCAACATATTCATTGAACACATTCCTGAATGCAAGTTATCAACCAGGAATGATTCTTGATGTATCCCCATTGTTGGGAGAGCAACTGCTTGCAAATGGTGTAACGTCTGTTACCGGAAAGGGTGTTGTTCTTAACACTGACCAAAGTGTATTCCGCTGGGCTATGGAAGATAAATACTTCATTACAGAAGTTGTTCATCATGGCTCAACCCATGAAACTGTCTTCCAGACTACCATCACAGCAATGCTTGGTGGCAATACTGCTATGGGTGGTAAAGAAGCTGCTTGGCAGCAAATGTATTTAAACAGTGGAATGTCGATGGAGTCTTTCTAATGGCATTAATTGATACAAGTTTGTTGGGCGATGGAATCTCCACGCTAACAAAGGCTTTTAGTTATGGACACAACCCGTCCGTAATTATGTGGTCTAATGGGCCAGTTGCACAGAAGGAAGATGAAGGGTTGTTTGGCAAAGCCTTTGGTGGAATATCCAAGGCAATGGAATCACTTGTCACCACAGATGCACCAGAGAGTTTTAACTCTTTCAAGTTTGATGCAATGGTTAGTGAAGAACATGATGCGCAGTCTACAGTTACTAAGTTTCCTGTAAGCTCTGGCTTCTTAGTCAGTGACCACATCATCAAACATAACCGAGTCCTTAAGTTAACTGCTGTTGCTTCCAACATGCAGAACTCTGCCATGTGGACTGCATCGGTACAAGGTCTATCTGTTGCAACTGGTGCAATCTTTAATAACCCAATCATACCAATCTTAGGCTCTGCTGCTGGTGCTGTTGCTTCTGCGTTTGAAACAAGCAACCGAATCCAATCTACCTACGAATTGTTTAATGGCTTTCGGGCAAACGGAACCAAGCTGTACATTTCTACAATTGTTGGACCTTATTTGAATTGCGTGGTTACAGGCATTCGAACCAAAACCGACAAGATGACTTCTGCAATATTGGCTGTTGAAATCACAGTCGAAGAGTTGCAAGTTATCGGAGAAGATACGCTCGCAATTGAAGCTCGAAAAGCAATGCAATCAATGACAGACTATTCAGAGTTTGCAAAGATTGCACAGAGTGCTGGAATAGGTGCTCTTGGTGGTGCTGGCATTTCTCTTCCTGGATTGGGTGCAGTAGGTGCTACGGCAGTGAGTCAACTTGGTACGTTGAAAGACAAACTTGCCAAACTTGAATCTCCACTGTCCTCGGTTAAAGGAAGGCTGTTCAAATGACAGAACAACAAGCACTGCAAGAAATATTATCACTACTCCCTCCAGGATATGTGAAGACTGTTCCATACGATATTTCAAAGGATGTATCTTTTGAGTTTCGTGGAATCACAGTCAAAATGTCTGCATTGTATTTAAACGAGTATTTAAACTGTTACATGTTTGACCTTGCTTGGGGTGCATCTGAAAAGATTTACGGAATCCCAATTCGTGGTGGTATTGATATTCTTAAGCAATACAGTACACCACTTCCGAACATGTACGTTACAAATACTGTAAGCCCAGGAGAAGAGGTCTACACTTGGCGACAAATGTTCCTCTTCATCGTAGATGCGAGTGTGCTTGAACGTGGCGAGTCATAACAACGATGTAAAGTCTGCAACTGTTAACACAGGATACCCAGGCCATATTTATAACTTCGATGCTGTAACTCAAACATGTGAGGTGCAGCTTGCAATCGAAAACTTGTTCACAGGCTACACCAATGCCTACACCCTGGAGAAGAAGAAGCGGCTCAGAAATGTTCCCGTACAATTCATTCAGGGCGGTGGCTGGAGTTTAACGCATCCAGTCCCAGATGGTACTCCTTGCTATGTTCATTTTGCTCAACGTGGAATCGAACATTGGCTGGCAGAGAATAAAGACTCTGCTGGCATGATTGGTGGAAGACCTGCTCCAGCATTCAGCCAATTGTTCTCTCACAATTCTGCTGTGTGTATTATTGGGACACAACCAATTCCAGGTGCAATACCAGGATTTAATGCAGGAGTTACTGAACTCCGAAATGCAAGTCGTGACCAACGTCTGACACTTCATGGTGACGGAAAGGTAGAACTTATTACTGGTGCTGCAAAGATTACAATCACGAAAGATTCGGAGATAGTAATTGAAGCGACAGAGAAAGCGTCTGTTATCTCGCCGCAAATCCTTCTGGATGGCGACACAACAGTTACCAAGTCACTCACTGTACTTGGTGGAATGTCTGTGTCCGGTGGCAGTGGTGGTGGAACAATGTCCATCACAGGCAACATGATTCAACAGGGTACGTTCACCATTAACGGGGTCACGGTTAACGAACACACTCACACTAACCCAGAAGGCGGCGATGTAGGGCCGATGAAATAATGGCTGGAAACTTACTATTAGATTCTAACCACGATATTATTATTGGTCGTGGTGCAACCAGGGTTGGTGGTGTAGAAGAGGTTGCTCAAATAGTTAAGTGCAGATTACTGACGGTGTTCGGAGAATGGAAACATGACCCTACCACTGGTCTTCCTTGGTTTGAAGGAATCTTCACTAAAACTGTTCGAACTGCCGACATTGAGGCGGCTATCGCCAATGTCATTCGAAGCACTCCTGGTGTTCAACAACTTATCTCTATAAACATTGATGCTGATTTCCGTGAGCGTGAAGTAAGAATCTCTTTCATTGCTATCTCCGATTACGGGAATCTTGAGGATTACTTAACATGGCAACAATCCAGTACGGCGTGACTGAAAACGGGTTCGTACAGAAGCCTGTTCAAGAAATCGTGTCGCACATTAATAGCAGATTCCTTAGCGTGTTTGGTGCCAACTTTGACATTAGTCCAGAAGGCCCAGATGGTCAGGTTATTGGAATCATTTCGGAAGAAATCTCTAAGTGCTGGCAACAGGCTGAAATGGTATTCAATGCCTATCGTCCTGGTGCAATGCAGAAGGTTGGTTTGGACAACATCTGTGAACTGACCTTCACTAAACGATTGGTCAACTGGCCTTCTCGTGTTGGTGTCCGTTGTGCCGGTCAGGCTGGCACTCTTGTACCTGCTGGCTCTATTGTCAGCGATGGAACAATGGATTTCGAAACACAATATGATTGCATTATTCCAGGAACTGTTACGGCAGTAGCCACAGAAACTGGTGAATACTATATTGCTGCCGACACTGTTAATAAAATCAATACACCAGTCGCAGGTTGGGAATCAGTTAACAACCCAGAGAATGGTCAAACAGGTGTGGATTATGAGTCTGACCCAGCACTTCGTACTCGCCGTGACAGGACTACTGCGCACAGCGGTTCGGCCTTTGTTGAAGCTATTTACGCTGCACTCGCTGACCTTAATCTATCTTACCTTCGTATTCGTGATAATGATACCGGCGCTCCTATTGGGACTCAGCCTTCGGGTACAGTCTTTGTTGTCGTAGAAGGTGGAACAGAAGACGAAATTGCTCGTCGAATCTATTCATCCAAAACAGGTGGCGTTCCTACTCACGGGACTACATCTGTGTCTATCTATGATAGTAAAGGTTATCCGCACGAAGTTAAGTTCAGCCGTCCAGAAGGTGCAACCATTTATGTAACTGGTACATTCAAGCGTCGCCCTGGTTCTAACATTAGTTCCAACGATGCTGCACGCCAGTTGCAAACGGCTATGATGGATTATATCAACTCCCTGAACCCAGGTGATTCTGTTATCTGGTCAGAATGTTTCAAACCTATCATGGATGCCACTAATGGCGTTCAGGTTGATTCGTTGTTCATTGGTACTTCTGCAAGTCCTACTGGAATTGCTACAATCGAACTGGACATTGATAAGAAGGCAGAAGCCACAACTGCATCTGTAATTTTCACTGAAACACCATAAGGTTAATCATGGCTGGTAAATCTGGTTTAGATATGCTGCTAATGCAGTATAGCGATTCTCCAAACTTACGGGCATATATCCAGATTTTCTTGGACGAGTTAAAGCTCGTTCAAAATGCTCAAGAAGAGTCTGTTAAATATCGCTACCTTGCTGATTCATTCGGCGTCATGGTTGATGATATTGCATATCTCGTTGGTGCCAGCCGTACTATCTATGGTGCTGCACCACTTGGGTACTTCGGCTTCTATTCTGACCCAAGTGCATTCCCTGCTGGAGATGACAATAGTCCTGGCGTTGGTGGTGTCTTGAAGTCAGATGGTGACCGGGACTCTGGTGACTTTGTTCGTACCGACACTCAGCTTAAAGATGCGATACGTGCTCGTATTCGCAAGATTGTCGGAAGCTGTACAATCGAAGAACTGATTGTTTATGTAGACCTTGTTCTTGGTCGTAACTTGAATCTTGAAATTGTTGAAGGGTTCCAGACGTTACATTATCAGGTTCATAATACCTTGTCAGTTGCTGAGAAAGTCTTGTTAGCTTACATGCTGCCAGACTTTAAACCTGTTGGCATCTCCATAACCCTTGCAGACAATGGTGGTGCTATTGACCTTCCATACGTCTCTAAAGTTTATCCGCCGGAGAACCAATGACAAATCGTTTGAATTACCCAGAATATTGGGCGCAGGATGGCGAAGCACTTGACCCCGACTTGGATACAACTGCACCATCCTATATTCCAGACCGATATGCCACTGTTGGTTGGGAAGCTGAAAAGCCTCCTGAACAATGGCAGAACTTCTTAACTCAAATCACTGACGTCAAGATTCGAGAGATGTTGCTTGGTGGCATACTTCAATGGTGCGACACTGTAACATACTCGCTCGGTGCTTTTGCATTAGTTGATGGTAAGATTTATCAGAAGCGGGAAGAGATTCCTGGGAATATAAATCCTTCAACCTCTGGAAGTGGGTGGCAGGAAGTTCTTGAGACTAACCTCGTTCAGTATAATGAAAAGGTTCAATATCTCAAGAACACGTTCAATGCCCACATGGCAGAACAGAACCCGCACAAGGATACTGTAGACACAATTGTTGATGGAACCTACCTTCAAGATTATGTGTATGACAGGTTTGCCAGTGACGAACGAGTTACAACAATCCCGTATCACATCTCCAGAACTGGTGCATCTGTTCACAGGGTAACTCCAGAACAACTTGGAACACTTCCAACATCTGGTGGAACCTTCACAGGGCCAATAACTTTCATCGAAGAAGCGTATGCTGGTAGCGGTGTTTCACAATATGCACATCGAAATGATTCGACTGGTGTATTTGAATTGGTCAACGGAACCACTGCAATAGGTGTGGACAGTGGTGGACACGCGTGGTTCATCAACTCTGCTGGCGCTTTTGAAATCATCACGGAAGCAAACTACAATAGTTTCAACATTAAGTATGGTAATCAGTTTGCACTTCCTGTGCCAATGCTCCGTGCCAACTTCCATGAAGACATTAATGACGCAGAGTCTGTTGGTTTGTGGACTGTCGAGACAACCATTGACCCAGAGTTTTGGTATGGTGGATTTAAAATCTCCGACAATGGGTTGAAATTCTTTGGTCCGATTCTGAACATACCTACTACTGTGGTTGTTGTAGTTACTACCGATGAAGTTGACGTGGTCATGCGGACTGCCAATGGAGATTCTTTCAACTTTCCTGACGGACTCGATTTGAAAGACTACATTGATAATAACTTATTTGCAGACAAGACTGTGATGGCTCTAAGATTCTTTGCCGTATATCCAAGACTTTCTGCCAACCAAATCTCTATGCTTGCGAGACGATAATGTTAAGACCAAAACTTAATAGAGTCTGGACTTCAAACAACGCCAACTTACGGCGTGACCCTGGGGATGCTAAGTATCTTCAAGGGTGGATTGCAGAAATACCAACCTTCCAGGTTCTTAACTATTTGCAGTATAAGGTTGACACTACTCTTCTGGCATTAGCTGAACGTGGTGTCTTCGAATGGGGAACCGATGTTCAGTACGGACTTGGTTCCCTTGTGTGGGATGATGCAACTCGAACTGTTTATGTTGCAACTGTTGGTTCTCCTAGTCGTACTCTGCGCCCTAGCCAGAACTTAGGGCAGTGGGCTGCAAGTGCGATTCAAGTATCTCGTTATGACTACGACGATATTGTTAGTAAGATTTCTGCACACATTGCAGATGTTACTTCTAACCCACACAGACTAACAGCCAACATGATTGGTGCATATAACAAAGCACAAATCGATTCGTTGATTGCTCAATATAATGCCCTTGTTGCAAGTCATGCCAACGACCGAAACAATCCCCATCAAGTAACTGCTGCTCAGGCAGGTGCTGTGCCTATCATTGGCGGCACTTATACCGGACCTGTTACATTCCAGCAAGGTATGTTGTTTGATGCAAGTGGAACCACAAAGTTGTCATTCGGTCCTGCTGGCTTCTACATGCAGTCTGGTGATACACATATTGGTCTGGATGCCAGTGGTGTTCCAGTTGTTGGCAAGGCTTCAACAAACACCAACTCTCGAATCATTACTGATGCAACATTTGCAGAAGTTAAGGCTCGTGAAGAACCAAAGTATGCTGTACCAGAACCAAACTTCTGTCAGCACTTGATTGGTGATTTCAACATTAACTATGGTAAGGGTGCAATTAACGCCTCCGATAGCTTGTACTTCAACAATGCTTACGGTGGTGCTTTGTATCGACCTGCTGGACAAGATACTCTGGATGTGATGTATGAAGGTGTTGGATATGGTTTTATGGACTGCACAATCTGTGTAGACATTCTATCTAATACACCTCGTGCACCGAGTAGTGATGATTCTGTTGGCGTATTCTTTTCCTTAAATGGGTTGAATAACGAGAACATAGATTTCTATTTGCAGAACAAAGGTCAGCTTAATATTAACCGAAATGCCTCTGGAGCTAGTGATTGGATTTACTATAATCTTCCTGCCCAGGTGAATCGTTGGTATCGTATTGTTGCAACCCTTAGCACAACCACTGGCCTTGAGATTTATGTTGATGGTGTTCGTGTAGCTTCTGATACTTCTCAGAATGCTGCTGCTGCATGTGTTGGCAGATACCCACAGATTCACTATCGCCCAACCTCAAGAAACTATGCGGTTCGTAACTTCCGAGTTTGGGATTTCAAGATGACACCAAACCAAATATCCACTTTATAAGGTAATGTAATGGCTAAAGGTTGGTCATTTGGCGGCTTAGTTGCCGCCTTAAAGTCTGCTGCATTCTTAAATGCAGGTACTGCTCGTGGTGAGGTAATCACTGTTGGACAAAAGAATGCCCAGATTCCAACCACAGCATTTGTAAGAAACTTCAACTTCAATACATACACTTTTGTAAATGGTGAAGTTCTCTACGTTGAGATGAACTCTGCTGTCAACGTTCCCCCAGAGTTACAGAAGTGGGACTTATCTTCTGTAAGCGGTGCGTATGTAATCATTACTGTCCTTGGCGTGTCTGATAATAGTAATGCTTCAATCTTGGTAACACATGGTCAGGCAGCACGTCCTCCGATTATGTACTATTCCCAAGGTCCATCTGGCAGCAGGGCATACACAGCACATGCTGTAATGGCTTGTAAGAATGCCTCAAACATGAACATTAACCTGCTTACAGGTGCGTCAGATGTTGGTATCTACTATCAAGAATCTGACGCTGTAGCTGGCTCTGCTGGTGGCTATCCGGCAGCAATGGCTGGGACTTTGGAAGTTCTTCCATCTGCGTATAATGTTCAGCAACGCTATACTTCAATCTATGGGAATGTTTGGGTTCGAAGTCGTACACTAGATGCCTCGCAGAATTGGGCCAACTGGAGAGAGCTTGCACGAGTTAATCAGCGTGACCGAATCACAGAAGTTGGTGCAATAGAGTTGTACAATAACCTTCCATATATTGACTTCCACTATGCAAACTCTGGTTTGGATTTTACTGCACGTCTTATCGCAGAAGGGTACAACCAACTTAAGTTACTTGGCACTGGTCAGGACTTTAAGCTTGATTTGCTTGGGCAGTATCGTGGCATAACTTGGGGTCGTGGTTGGGGTCAGGAGGCAGACGGCAACGTTCCTTATGGTGTATACAGTTGTCAAGTTGCACCAGACTCCTGGGTTCCTCTCGCAACACTGCAAACAATCACAACTGGTTACGGGTACGGCTCTTGGATTTCCTTTGGTGCCTACTCCAGAACATCAAACTTCTCAAGTCCTGTAATTTCACGCCGAAGCGATGACGGAGCAGTACATAACTGGATATTCGGACTTGATGGCAACATCGACTACACTGGTAATGGTGGTCCTTTCCGATTTGCACGAGAGAATTGGGTTAACGCCTATTTCATGAGTGACATTCGTTTGGCATCCTACCAAGAAACTGCTGCATGGCGTGGTCCTGGATACCGTGATGAATCTGGTTGGGTCATTACATCGTGCTATAACACAACTTCTGATGAATTTATTGACTACGTTGGTCGTCGTAAATTGCAGAAATATATGAACGGAACATGGTATGACAGCTATTCTGTGTAACTATAAAGGGTTTGTTGAGAACACAAACTTAACTGAAAATCAGCAAGTGCTTAAGGATGAGCACAAAATTATCTTCGGGTGTGACGAGAATGGAACATGCTGGTATAAGATTCGAAAGAGTCTTAAAGATGGAACTGCCAAGGTCGTGTATGAGAATGATGGCTCTATTCGTCATATCGACTTTGGACCCGGTGACACTGTGGCTACGCCGCTAGGTGGAAACATAGTTGAATTGGATGTCCTACCAGAAGGTGTTGCAGAAGAAATGCACTTCTGGAAGTTTGATGGTAAGAAGTTTGTACCTCACACTGAGAACCGCATACTGTTCAACAAGTTCCGTCAGGGTAAATTAATCTCTCGTTTATCAGAACAGATTGCTCTGCTTGATAGTGTGTTTGAACTCAAGATGCAAGAGAAAGGTGATGAAGAAGAGCTTCTTCAATTGAAGAAGAAGCGCATCCTTGTGTCTCGAATGGACTTAACTAAAACAATCGACTGGAATGAAATCTAATGGATAGACAAACTTTCCAGATGGTATGGGAAGCAATGCACCAGTATGGAGTCCTGCATGGACTTCTTGCTGGATTGACTGCACTCATTCGTGGGGCATATGAAAAGGAAGGCTTGCTGAAAGCTATTCTTGATGCCCTACTTTGTGTAGTCATTGGTACGTTCGTTTTCTCCCTCCCAGGCTTCGTGGACATATTCAAAAATGAACCGCGCTATGCCACAATCGCTGCAATGGTGATTGGTTTGATTGGGGCTAACCTAATCATTACCACAATTCGAGATTGCTTCACTGCTGCAATCAAACAACTCAACCCACTCAATTGGTTTAAGAAGGCCAAATAATGCAAACAAGGAACTATGATGCCCTCAGCACAAGTTCTTGCATTTCTGTTGGTGAGTCTGTTTCACGCAAATGTCCCAGCTTCGGCTGGGGCAGTGAACGCCACTATTACAGAATTTGCAAGTCAATCTTATTTAAATGGAAATCCGAAACTATCTATTTCTCAACGCAAAGATATAGAATGCTATGCCAAAGTAATTTGGTTTGAAGCTCGTGGAGAAAGCAAACATGGAAAGATTCTGGTAGCTAATGTCGTCCGTAATCGAATCAAATTCGGGAAGCCATTCGCTAACACCGTTTGCGATGTAGTTTATCAACGCAACCAGTTTGCTTGGACAAGAGAAGCAAAGAAGAAGAATGCTCAATGGAAGAACATAGTTAAAACAAATTGGAAGACTGAATCAAAACAGGTTTGGGACACCATGAATGTAGCAATTAACTTCGCATTGTTGGATGCTCCAGATGTAACCGATGCCACCCACTTTTGTACAGCTACAGAGAAATGTAATTTCAAAAGAGTTGTTGGAAGAGGAACTTATGGTGGACATAAATTTTATAAGTATTTAGGAAATAAATAATAATGTCTTACACTACCTTTTCACAAACCAAGAATAACCAACTATTAGAACCAATGTTCTTTGGTCAGAACGTCAACGTTGCTCGCTATGACCAGCAGAAGTATGGCATATTCGAGAAGTTGATTGAGAAACAATTGTCATTCTTCTGGAGACCGGAAGAGGTAGATGTTTCACAAGACCGTATTGATTACCAGAAGCTTCCAGCAAACGAACAGCACATTTTCACCAGTAATTTGCGATATCAAATCCTTCTGGACTCAATTCAAGGACGTGGACCGAACACAGTTTTGCTTCCAATTGTGAGCATTCCTGAGCTTGAAACTTGGATTGAAACTTGGTCTTTCTCCGAGACTATCCATTCACGTTCTTACACCCACATTATTCGAAACATCGTTACAGACCCAAGCATTATCTTTGATGAAATTGTAACTAACGAGCATATCAAAGCACGAGCAATTGGCATCTCCCAATATTATGACGAGCTTCAAGAACTCACCGCATTATGGCAGTTGTTCGGAGAAGGTAACCATGCTGGTCATGAAATCAGTCTTCGTGAGTTGAAGAAGAAGCTCTATTTATGCCTCATGTCTATCAACGCACTTGAAGCAATTCGCTTCTATGTTAGTTTTGCTTGCTCATTTGCCTTCGCTGAACGTAAGTTAATGGAAGGAAATGCCAAGATTATTCGACTGATTGCACGAGATGAAGCACTCCATTTGACCGGAACTCAGCACATGTTGAATATTCTGGCAAGTGGCAAAGATGACCCAGAAATGGGTGAAATTGCTCAAGAATGTCGCAAAGAATGCCAGAAATTGTTCGAAGATGCTGCTCAACAGGAGAAAGATTGGGCCGATTATTTGTTCAAAGATGGCTCCATGATTGGCTTAAACAAGCAAATTCTGTGCGGGTATGTGGAATATATCACGAATATTCGTATGCAAGCAGTTGGATTAGATGCTCCATTTAAGGGTGCTACGAATCCTATTCCGTGGATTAATGCATGGTTGAATTCGGATGCTGTACAGGTTGCTCCACAGGAAACGGAGATTAGTTCGTACCTTGTCGGGCAGATTGACTCCGAAGTTGACACCAATGCTCTGGGCGGATTTGAATTATGATTGGATATGGTGAAGGCTGACGTTTGTCAGTTAATATGTGAGAAGAGATTCGATGCGTTAGCGTCGTTTCTCTTTGAGCTAGAATAAAATAAGTAAGTTTTCAATATTACTTATTCCCAATATTGCTACAATATTAAGAGTAATATTAGGAATGCGTAAAGTTCAAAACCAAATGGTAAATGGTCGGTCAACTGTACCTGGACATAGACTCGTTCACAATCGGTCAGCTGTATCTAGCCGGAATTTGTTCGAACAGTGGTCCGACTATGTTATAAAAATTTTTATATAATTTTTTTTTTTTTTTTAATTTAAATATTGTTACGGAATTAATGAGACTCAAATTGTTTCAATATTAATGAGACTAGAATTGTGGCAATATTATTTTTATTTTTGAGGTGGCGGGGAGGGGAAGCCCAACGTCCTATCGGACTTAAATACGGTCCCTACCCCAACTTTTTCTGTAGCCTATCGGCTTTCAAACAACACCAAGTTAGGCGCTTCGCTTATGAGTCAAGGTCAAAGTCTCCGTGCTGTGCTAACAATGGCACAGGTTTGTGATATTAGTTGGACGTGAATTGTGTAATGGCTACGCTATTATAATCCGTTTCATTCAAATCATACACAATCTTGGAGACTTACAAATGACTACTATCACTACTCAAACTATCAAATCTGTTGTTCCTGCTATCACCGCTCTGGTATATCGTGCCAAAGAGAAGCAGAACTACATGGTTCCACAGACTTGTGCTATTGCTGCCTTAGCCATATTCAAGATGATGACGTCTTTCACGCGTGATGACGTTATTCCGGCTATCTCGATGGTTGAACTGGCTTCTGCTTCTATTGCTGATGCCAACCGTTACAACAACGACTTGAAATCAATGCACTATGTTGACCCAGCTATCAACCTGATTGGTCTGGCTAAACACTTCGGTTTCATCACCATGAACGAAGACAAATCGTTCCAGATGACTGATGCATGGGTTGAACTGGTTACAACCAAAGATACCTCAGTTCCATTCACTGAGCGTGTAACAACTGAATCTCGTCGCAAGCCTTTCGTTAAAGGTGGCAAAGTTAAGCCATCCAAGACTCTGAAAGCTGCAATCGAATTCCTGCAAGATACTGAATATCACGTTGATGCGACAATGGTTAAGGTTATCTCTTCCATGTTGGAACAACGTACATTTGGTGGCTTGCAGATGCCAGAAGCAATCCAGACTGAACTCCATGTTTGGAACAATGCTGTAGCAATGGTTGGTCAGGACACTCTGTTCTCTGACTACTTTGCTGATAACCGTGGTCGTCTGTATCACGTAGCATGTGCTGGTCCTAACCCACAATCATCTGACTTTGCTCGTTGCCTGTATTCCCACAATGTTGAGAACACTGTGAGCAAGTTCAATGCTGATGGTTCTACAACTCTGGCATACAACATGTTCATGCTTGAGCTGGAAGATATTGCTGGTGGAGACTGGACTTCTGCTAAACGTTTAACTTATGTTGCACAGAATCCTGCTGGTTCTTTGGCTCGTATGCTGAACATGCCTAAAGGTGAGCGTCCTTCTAAGCCATTCACTTATGTTCGATTAGCTCTGGATTGGTTCAAGTTTGAGACTACAGGTGAGTGTGATTCTCGTGTAGGCTTTGGCTTAGATGCTAAATGTTCTGGTACTCAGTATCTGGCATTCATTGCTGGTAACATGGAGATGGCTCGTGCAACAGGTCTGGTTGATTCTGAGACTAAAGCATCTGACCCATACCAGTTATCTCTTCGTGAACTGTTGAAGTTGCTTGACCGTTCTTCAATGAAACCATCCGCTGAAATCATGGATGAATTCTTGAATCCGAAAGCTGGTCGTAAGTTTATCAAAACTCCGTACATGGCTATTCAATACGGTGGTGGTAAAGCTGCATTAACTGGTTCTTCTGACTTCATCGCATACATGACAGAAGCGCTCCAGATTCCTATGGAGAAAGCAGAAGCATTTGCTGAACTTTGTGTAGAAGCAATCCATAATGCATTGGGTGCTAAGATTAACATGTTCATCGAGAAAGCTGCTGATGCTGCATATAATCGTTGTGTTGAACTCAACAAAGAGTACATCACCTATAAGCACACTGATGGTCAAGTTGTAATGAAGCCTTGCTTCCCATCTCGTGATGTTTGTGATGCGTTCAGCATTCGTGTTGACTCTCAAACTCGTGTCATCTTTGGTCAGATTCAGGAGAATAAGCCTTGGACCATTCGTGAGTCCAATCCAACTAAAGAAGAATTCAAACGCACCTTCGTTGTTAACTACATTCAAGGTATTGACGCATTGGTTGCTCGTACTGTTGCAGTCAAAGCTAAAGAAGCTGGTCTTCGTGGCTTTACTTCAATTCACGATTGTTTCCGTTGCTGCTTAGCTGATGCTCCTAAAATGATGGAAGTTATTCGTTCTGCTTATGTTGAAATCTTTGTTCACAATAATCAGTTTGAATCTCTGTCTAAGCAACTTGGTGGCATCAACATGTACCATGAGAACATTGTTACTGAAGAGCTTCTGATGAGCGAACACGCTTACTACTTCTGTCAGTAATGGACCTAGGGCTGTCATCGAAAGGTGATGGCCCTTTCTTTATTCTTTATTAATTAAGTCCTTTAATTCCCAATATTCAAGCAATATTGCTGCATGTAATATTGTTTCAATATTCGACATTAGTTGGATGTGAAGTAACAGAATACGGAGAAATCTTCCGCATGTCATGTTGAAATCATTCTAGAAACATTTCAGCATGTCAACTAAACACACAGTGTTGTAATGATGTGGCAATCATTGAACTCCCTGTCTTTGGCCGGACAAAGTTCCAGCAACCATGTGTGAAGTAGGATTATCATTCGAAACTGTTCTTCAACTAAAGCATGTTCAATTGCGACAATATTGCTCCATCTCCTATTATAAAGGCCCACCCACAAGCCGGGAGATAACTTTGGTAATATTGGAACTTTTGGACATGCTTCTTTCTTTCAATCAGAATTCGAAAGAAGAGAAGAGTCGGAGCAAAGCCTCTCGTTTTCACGCAGAAGCCGCCCGATTTTGAGCAACAAATATTGTGACAATATTGTCGCAGTATGGCATGTAAATATTGCTACAAATTGGCATGTTAGAATGTGGCAGAATTGTTAGAGGACTAATCACCTCGAAGATACAATTGTCTACCAATCCGGCATGTTAATTTTGTAACAGTATTTGTGCCAATTTCGCATGTAATAAATGTATCAATATTCACCCAATATTCTTGCAACCCGCATGAATACTGGCTTCCAGCCAAGCGAAGGCTTTATCATCGCATGTAAATATTGTGACAATATTGGGATAAAACCCTTTATTTAATTAGTTTTATTATGCTGTACATGGTCGGTTTTCCGTACCTATTGCGCCACTTCTTGATGTGCCAAATACATTCCAAGATGGGAGCAAACCTGTAATTAATGAGCATGTTTGATTGTGACTAAATTCGTCTATTTGGCAGATGAATTGGTTGCAATTAAGCATGTCCATTTATCATTAGTTGCATGTGAATAAGACCAAATCTCTGTAAATTCTGCTGAAATTGTGTGACAGATTTTAGAGAGATTATGTCTCCAAGCTAATCATTGTAGTTTTAGACACTTTATGTGTCACATATATAGCCTGTGAAAAACGTGTGGTTTATTGCTGGATTGCAACGCGCCCACCAGACTAGGAAGTCCATGATGGCGGCACACACAGGAATACTATATAACTCCCTGCAACTTTAAGGTGGATTGAGGTAATACAAGACCTCCACAATCGTTCTGTAGGGAGTTTTCTTTTAACTTTGGAGAATAAATGGATACCATCAACAAACGTGCAAAATTTGCTGACCTGTCAGAAGGTCAAATCTTCACTTACAATTCTATCAAATGTATTAAGGTGGAAGGTGAGTGCGGTCTATACAACACTGTAAGATTTCATGACTCAAGCCGCGCATGTAAACTTAAAGACAGTGATGTTGTTGAAATCGAAATCGAATTAGAGCCAGATGATTCAAATGATGAAATCATTCTGCGCAAAACTGTTGGGTACACTAAAGGATTCTGAAATGAATTATGCACTGTATCAATATATCAATCGTGATGGTGTTGTTTCTCATGCTTTGGTTAATACTGAAACCAGAGCAATAATGTTGGCAGACTTAATGTCTTATACATCAATTTACGAAAATAAGCTGGTGTGGAAGAATGCCGCACATCCTGAATATGTTTGGCAAGCAATCCAAAATGACAAACATCACAAAGTTGTGGCAACTGCCGCACATCCAGATTTCTTGAAAGTAAGAGGTTAACAATGGACTTCATCGTCTACTTTAAGTTAAATGGTGTAGAGCAAAGTTTGTACTTCAATTCTTTACTTCGTTTACAGCAGTGGGCGGAGAAGTTTGTTGGTTATGACTTTGATTACATCAACGCATGTACGCCTGACGAACATGAAGAAATCGTGTTCAGTTCTTTAAATCAAATTCTGGAGGCAAAATGAACGACCAGCAATTCAACACATTAATGCAGCAGATTAATCATCAAGAACTGATGAATGCCATCGAAGGCAAGAAGCCAGTCGAACGTCAATATCGTAAAATTGATAATTATATGCCAACAATCATTGCATGTGTTGGTGTTGCCCTTGTTCTCTACTTCCTGGTGAAATAATGGATATCGTAAAGAAATTAGTATTCTGTATTCTGATGTTCCCTCTGGTGCTACTTACTATTGGCGCATTCATGTACTTTTAATATTGGAGTTATTATGGCTACCAAAACAGGCATGATGATTGTCCCAAGCCGTAATAACTCTTTAAGCGGCTTTACACCGTATCGCATCTATCGTGTAATCTCAGGGACTGGCGAAGCGAATCTTTCAGAAGTTGCTTTGAAGCTAGGCAGGATGGTCCACTCCGACATTTCCTGTAACGTAGTTGATGACGAAGGTAAAGTCCGATTTGTAACAATGGATTTCTTCCGTGAATTTAAATTAGAATCTGAATTAGGAGTTTTATACCATGAAATTTAAATGCGTTGCTTCCAACAAAGACTACGTTCCAGTTGGCTTAATCATTGAAGGTGAAGCTATTTCGCCTTTGGAATTTAAAGTAACCAAATCTGCTGAAAGCATTTCTCCAGCATTTCGTAAAGGTGCTGTCGTTCCTATGAATGGTGCATTCTGGACATGGCAGCGTGACCATCGTGCAGAATTTGCAGACATTTGTGAACAAGGTGTATTGCAATAATTTCCTCAACCATTCTTATAATGAGAGTGGTTGCTGAATATTATTAATTAACTTGGAGCATTTATGAAACAACGTACTCGTTTACAACGTGACCCAGCCACAGGTCGCCTGTTGCCAGCATATTTGAAAGTTGGTGACTTAGTTTACACTCGTGACTTTGCTTTTGATATTTGCCCAAGCAAAGTTTATGTGGTTCTTGCCACCAGCTTGTCAAAACCTAAAGTGTTGTTTGGTTCGCTTGAGCCAATTCAACTGACAGGAACTCAATTTGTCATTAAAGATGAATCTGGTTGTAACCGCGTATTCAGTCTTGAGGGTGGTTTGTCTAAATGGGAGAAGATTAAACGTGGGTAAGAGTTATATAGAAATGTTTAAGCGCCTTTCCTTAAATGGGCAGGAGTTCTTGTTAAACGATGCAAGACAAGATGTGGAGCTGTCTGATAAATACAGCCTCTCATATCAGAGAACTCTTGTAAAGTGGACGTTCTCTTATATATCCCTCGATGTTCCAGGAGAGGCGCTTGTAATTAGCGGTTCTGAAGATTCCGTATTATCCGCTTTGGAGAAACTAAAGCAATGAACAAGAATTCAATCGTTAAGTATGTTGGTGAAACTAATTCCAGCTTTACCAAAGGCAAGAAGTACAAAATCGTCGCTGGTCGTGGTGACGGTGTTCCTCGCAACAATGGTACACTCGGTGCGTATATTCAATCTCCTTTGGGTTTTGTCGTTATTGATGATAACAACGTTCTACTCTATCGTACATTCTCCAATTTGTGGGAGCTTGTGGAAGATTCTGGTGAAGTAAGTTGGTATAAACCTGAATCAAACATCGACCCGATTCCTATTTCAAAGATGATGTAAATTAACAAGGAGCATTCATTGAGTGTTCCTGATTAATCTAACATTAGTTGAATGTGAATAACAACTTTTGGAGAAGATTATGCCAATCGTATTTGAAGGTAAGGCCAACGTATTTACTGTGGATGCACAAACTGTAACTTGTACTGTGAATCTTGTTGGCGTAATGGGTGCTGGTGTTGCAAAAGAGTATAAACGCCGCTATCCAGAAGCATTTAAGAACTACAGAACTGCGTGCAACCGTGGATTCAAGATTGGGCAATTGCTGTTGCAGCGTCTTAATGATGGCCGTCTTGGGCTATGTTTCCCAACAAAACAGCATTGGCAGAATCCTTCTCAACTTGAGTGGATTGAACAGGGCCTTGTTAAGTTGGTGGAAACCTACAAACGCTGTGGAATAACCTCACTTGCAATAACCCCACTTGGTTGTGGAAATGGGCAACTGGACTATGCAACACAAGTACGTCCACTTATGCTTAAGTATTTAAACCAGATGGATATTCCGGTATTTATCTGTAAATGATTATCAGGGTGCATTTACGAGTGTACCCGAATAATCCAATTAGTTGGATGTGAGAGACAAAGCTATTCCGTGGTTAGCAATGTCACTGAAACTTAAACTGTAATTAACTTAAGAGAATCTTAATCATGGCACAATATTCAGACGTAAACACTGGCATCATTGGTTCCAATGGCTTCAAGAAAGACCCAAAACATCCCGACGTCCGTGGACGTATTAACGTTGACGGAATCTGGTATTGGGTGTCTGGTTGGAACAAGCAAGCCAATGGTAATGAATTTACCTCGCTGGCACTCACCATCATGACTCAAGAACAGGTTGATGAAATGATGCGCAAGCGTGAAGAGAAAGCTAAAGCCAAAGCTCAGCCTCAAGCCGCTGCTCAACAGCAACAGCAACGTCAGCAACCTTCTGCACAACAGCAAGCACCTGCTCAGCAACAGCAGAACCCAGATGTTGGTCAGGAATTTGATTCAGAAATTCCATTCTAATTGGAGATGCCCTATGAAAATTTTATGTTTTATAGGGCTACATAATTGGGAGATTTCACACGAAAACGATTATGTAACCCTTTGGGTGTGTAAGCACTGTTCAGCAATGCGTGAGGAATATCATGGACAATAAGATTGTCGAATTACCTGTCAACTTAGTTAAAACTGGCGATGTTGTATTTCATGATGGTAGGGGGTATCCGATTGTACACATCAACAGACTTAGTGATGTAGTTCAGCTACAACACTCTAGAGGATTCTTTAATTTTGAGTTGGGCCGTATAGTCAGAATATTAGACAAACGTCCCACTACAGAATCTTTTACAAAGCTTACCACAACCCGTGCAGTATTGGCGCGTGAAGTACGACCTGGAAACATCTTATCTTACGGAATCAGATTCTTTGAGATAAAGGAAGTTAAAGACCTTGGGGAAATACCTGAAAATGTGGTTCGATTAACCCATGTAACAGGATACTTTGACTTTTCACCCAACCGCATAGTCCACATTGTTAATACGCCACCAGCACAGGAAACTCCTACGGTGAAGTTCGATACTCAAATAAAGCCAGTATTCCTTCCATATGAGGAAGCAGTGAAACCATTCTCAGATGAAGAGGATGTTAAAGGTGCTGATGTGGAAGTTGGCGATGTTATTTGGTACAAGGGCAATTGGGCAACTGTTACAAATGCGTACAAGCATCCATACTCACCATACAATAAAGTCAATATTGACCATGATGGTATAAAAGGTTTGCAAGTACGCCTGACATTATCTAAAACCTATTCAAGAAAGGTAAGAGCAGCAATGGAAACTTTAAATATCCAAAATGCAATCGAAGCACAACGTATTCTTCTGCAAAAGCTGGAGCAAATGCTAGACCTACAGCAACTTGCACCAACAGCAGATGGCAAGATTGCAATCGGCAACTGTAACATTCGTGTGGACAAGGCATCAATCGTTAAAGCCGCACGTGATGAAATGAAAGTTGCTGCAAGCAAATCAGCAGAGCTTATCAAGAAGCTGTAATTAACAGAGGTCATTCCACTTCGAGTGACCTCGATTAATTATCACTGGAGCATTCATGAAAACTTTATACATTGCACTCACAATTTTGTTTGGGGTATTCGCATTCAAATCAGAAGCATCTGTTCGCAGCTTCCAGTGTGGCGGATACAAAATGTCCGTTGAAACAATTACAATGAGCCAGCCACTCATTGCAACAATTTCTTTGCACGAAGGTACTTGGATTGAGGTTCCAGATAACGGAAATCCTAACCCAATGTCAACAGTGTTCTACAATACACAGAGCAGTAAGCTGGCCTTAGTTGGTGTTGACGCTGAGGAACGTTTGGTGCTGCAGATTTATCGTGACATTGACTTCCTTCATGCCAAATTTCCATTGTTATCAACCTATTGTAAGGAAGTTAAATGACGTCATCTGAATTTACCATTGATGGGATACCATACTTACTTGAATCCAGTTGTGAATATCGTCACTGGCCAGTACTTCGCGACCGAGTAATCAAATTCTTGGAGCGAGCAGGGAAAGGTGCAGTAATTCTGTCTACGGCCCTCGTGGAAGGAACAACCGAAATCAATCGGGAGTCTGTATCTTTTAAATTAACCATTCACCCTAGTGGAAATAATTTTCAATGATTTCGATAGACCAAGTTCCTGTTGAACTAAGTAAGGCAAAAGGAAAGTTGGACAATGCCAAATCCGACTTGTCGGCCTTTGATTTAAATGCTCCAGTTGATAAAGTTAAAGTTTTCATTGACTGTATCGACGGATGGGTGCTTGTTGAGCATGCAGTTCTTCGAGCATTACTTGTTGATGAAGTTACCAAGGCTCAGGCAGCATTTGATGAACTTGATAACCTCAACACACTGTTAAACAACACTTTAAACGATGCGTTAAAGGGCAAATAATGAATGTTAAGCTCGGTCAACGTTCTTTAGACCGACTTAAGGGAGTAAATCCTTCATTAGTTGCAGTTTTCAAACGGGCGTGTGAAACCATGCCTTTTGATGTAACTGTTTTGGAAGGTTTACGCTCTTATGAACGTCAACAAGAACTGTTAAAGCAGGGTGCAACCAAAGTTTCAGTAAGCCGACATATGTCAGGCAACGCTTTGGACATTGCACCATATCCAATTGACTGGAATGACCTCGAACGATTCCAAATTGTGGCTGAACATATGTTCAAAGCCGCAGAAGAGCTTGGAATTGTCATCCGTTGGGGTGGAACATGGGAACGAACCTTCACTAAGCCAGTGAAGTGGGCCAAGTTCCTTGATGCACCGCACTTCGAACTTCCAGCATAACTTTATCAATGGAGAATCCGATGGAAAACCAAATTACTAAAGCAGTAGAACAGCTAAAGTCCTGGCGTAGAGATGAAACCTTATTGGTTCGTTTCTACACAGGCGAAAACAATTCCGAGTATGAAGATGCTTGGATTGATGGTCTGGCATGGCGGCTCTATGACTTTGACATGCGGGAGTATCTGCATGAAGAATATGGTATCGAGTACCCAGAAACAGGGACTTACGACATTCTCGAATCAAGAGATGAGGATGTTACAGAAGTTTGCTTTGTTGATGGACTATTCAGCCTACGCAAGTATGACAAATTCAATGAGCTTTTAAACGACACTGATTTGTTTGTAATTCTTGCTGCATTCCGTAGTGGTGATATTGACATTTTCACTGTCGACAACTTGAATGACATGTTCATTACTCGTTGTGATTCAATTGCAGACTACTTAAAGCAAGATGATGTGTTTGAGGTTCCAGATAATCTCAGACCATATATTGATTGGGAAGCAGTTGTAAAAGACTTCGGCAGTGACTACATCTTCTCCGAAGGGGTATTGTTCTTAAATGTGTGATTTAAATATTAACTCAATCAAGCCAGAAGATATTCTCTTCCACCAGCCACGCGGCCACTACTATCGAATCCTGTTTGCTACAAAGATTAAAACCCACTGCGGTAATTGGGTGGATGGGTTTGCGTACCAGGAAGTTAAGAAGTATGGAAATCATACCTTCTTTGGTGTTGATTCGATAATTTATTCAAGACCAAAGGAACTGTTTGACTCAGATTGGAAAGCACTATAGTTCCAGGCGGGTTTCTTCGAAGTGCCAAGCGGGTTTTGTACTCGCATTGGCCTTCGGCTTTAGTCTGAAACATTAGTGGGATTTGATTCTGACCTCTTAGGGAAGAAAGGCATTATACACCTATCGCCAAATGGGTGTCAAGAACTTTCTTCATTTATTTAATTTTATTCTTATTATTCTTTTTGTTTGGAATATTGGAATAATTCTGAAACATTAGTTGGAATTGAATAGTGTCAATCTGACGACATACTTAGTCATTAGTAATTGCTAGGAAGTCCACTGCAATAAGCGCAGACCTAAGCAACCAAGTCTGGACAACTTGGACTGAGTGTGTCGCACAGATTGGCATTAGTTGGAATTGAAGAAACAACATCAGATAATAACTTTGTAACTCGGTAGACCGTTACGGCCGATAACGTGCGAGAATGTTCGACTCATTCTACAAAGTTATTTTCGATGGAATGTTTCCATCACACACTATTAACTTTAACTTAGGCCATAGGGCCGGATAGTTTTCGCAGATAGTTCGCTATTGTATATAGTTGTGTATGTATTGGGTTGAATTGGTACTAAATAAGCAAGCTGTTAGGGCTGAATAATTAGAGGGTTGTGCCTCATGCTTATGTTAGTCATTCGAAAATAGGTTTGTGCCACAAGCCGCTGGTGCTCCGAGGAAGTCGGACAAACAGGGCTTAGAGTGGCATAATCCGCACAAAACCAAGCCACCAGCTACGCCAACGCTGGGATTTGGGTGAATGTATTGGGAAGGGTTATAAAGCCTCTGTGACACGCCTGAGCCGTAAGGCGACAACACTCATGTGATTAGCGTACCGCACCCTAACGGGAGTAACCCTTCACCAATGCAGTTATCCAGAATTGACACAAACGGTTGGCTATAGTCCTAAAATAGGGCTATTTTCGCAACCCTGTGGCCTGTTTCCTGGGCCAAAAGATGAGAAGAGAAGTCACAAACACTGAATCGAAAATTGGAGAGTTCCTATGATTCGCAAGCATTCTGCTAAAGTTTTGACATTAAGAAATGTACTAACGTCCGTTCTAAGTGGGGAAGGTGAGGAAGAAACAATCCACTTCGTTTTGATTGGTGGACGTTGGTGGTACAACGGAACCAACGACTTTACCGTAGGAATTTCGGAGAAAGATGGGTTCTGGAAGCACACCTTCAA